TTTTTCTTTTTTTCATATCTTTATTTATTAAGAATTTTTTCTTTATGCAAATATACGAAATTATTTCTTATTTATTGCATTATCTATTTTATTTTTTATAAATTCATAGGCATTGCCCCGGTAATCCTCTAGCATTTTGTATTCCTGTGGAGATAGAAATATTCCGTTTACTTTAAAAGCATCTCTTAGATGCTCCGGTATAGTGCCCTGGTGAGTGATGTTATTATAACGGATGATGAAAAGTTTCTCTTTATCTTCATCTATAACACCAAGAGTGTTGACTGGTTGGAGTTTAGTTTGGTAAATTCCCCCGAAAGCCGAGGGCACCATTAAAATACTTCCTGGTATTCTAGTTATCCAATGGGAATAATCGGGAGTAATTACGGCAATTTTCTTCTCTTTTTCAAGTTCTTTATCATAAGCTAATCGATTAAACCAAAAAGCACATTTAAAACAAACTTGTTTTCTTGCCATAAGTTGGGGAATCTCTCTAGTTTCATCGAATTCCTCTAAATTAATCGGTTTGCCACATATCTGGCATTCATTTTTCTTGTCCATATTGCATTATTTTATAAGTTATATATGATAATAGAACCTCGAAACATCCTAAAAATGGGTTATAAGCAATACTTTTGTTACTAAAATTGAACCATTAAACTGATAAGTTATGGATAAACTAACAAATGAAATGATTAAAGACCTTGCTATTCGCTTAGGTCTAGAACCTGCTCTATTGAAAGCTGTTCAATTGGTAGAAGCAGCAGGTAGAGATGGGTTTTTAGCTGATGGTAGGCCTCAAATCCTCTTTGAGGGTCACATTATGTACAAAGAAGTACATAAGAAATTCCCTGACAGAGATTTATCTTACCTTTGTAAGAGATATTCTACGATTTTCTTCCCTAAATGGATAAATCGAAGTACTTGGGAGGTGTACACGAGTACAAAAGACTCGAATTAGCCAAAGAAATTGACGAAGAATGTGCATTGAAGTCTGCAAGTTGGGGTATGTTCCAGATTTGTGGGTTCAATCACAACCTCTGTGAATGTAAAGATGTCTTCGAATTCGTTCATAAGATGTCAGAATCTCATGCAAATCAACTAGAACTCATGTATTATTTCATGAAAAACTCTGGTTGTTTGAGTAATCTCAAAGAAAAGGACTGGGCTGGCTTTGCCAGAAAATACAATGGTCCCGGGTATGCCCAGAATGCCTACGACCAAAAACTAAGAAATGCTTACGAAAACTTTAAAGGTAAATTATGAAAAGATGTCATTTTAACAGCTGGGTAGCAAAAGTATTTCTTTTCCCCAGTTACAAAGCAATTACTCTGGTGTATAACTCATTCTTCAAACACAAAGTAGAAGAGTGTAAACCCGATGATATCAATCATGAGTGTATTCATCAGATACAACAGATTGAATGTAGTATAGTGGGTTTAGTACTCGGTATCATACTTTGGTTATCATTCGGTATATCCTTTTGGTGGGTAGTGGCTCTGACTTTTGGATTCTTCTACCTTTGGTATGTTATTGAATACCTAATTATCCTGTGCTTTGCCAAGTGGGATAAACAGAACGAAAGATATCATGATGTAAGTTTCGAAGAAGAAGCCCACAATAATGATAAGAATCTGAGTTACTTGGAAGACCGTAAGCCATTTGCTTGGATTAAGTACATTAAATTGAGAAGCTACAAGAAATGAAAAAATTAAAAGTATTAGGGGTGTCTGCTGGTGCAGGCATCCTTTTGTTCCCTTTTAGAAAGAATTTGATAGCTAATATAGAAACTCGAGGAGTATTTTATACTAAAGGCTTAGAGCAGTGGAAATTGAACTTTGGTGGTATACCATATTATAAAGATGAAACCTTCCCAGATTGTAAGCCAGACATCATACTTTCAAGTCCAGACTGTGGAGCATCTTCTATTATGAGGCTTTCAAAAGTAAAAGAATTGGGCAATCCCCAAGAGAATAAATCCCTGAATCTAGTAATTCAATCAATCTTACATTATAAACCTAAGATATTTCTTATTGAAAACTTACCTCGTTTGCTATCTTTGCTCCCAAAAGAATATCTTCAAAAAACTCTTGAAGACTATAAACTTATTTTTCACGAAAGAAGCGTTTCTGACTACGGTAACTCACAGTTATCACGAAAGAGATTACTTATCATTGGAGTACATAGAAAAACGGGTAAGAAATATTTGAATGCTTTTGATGAAGTATTTCAAGTAAAAACTCCAACAACTACTAGAAATCTACTAAAACCACTCACATTCTCTCAGGAAAATAATACTAACCAGATCCCGTTTATGAGTAAAACTCTGGCAATGTATGACTATCGGAAGCTTCCTGAAAAGAAGAATCTTACAGTAGCAAAGATACATAGACTCTGGGTTAGAGATTTTAAAGATGAAAAGAAGTGGCCTATCAAAACTGCAAAGATGAGTACTCTCCCAGGAGTATATCGATTGGAGTATGATAAACCACCATTAACTCTCAGACCTGCAGATAGGCAATTTAGACCAGATGGATACCCATTGGGAATCGAAGACTTCAAGGCAATTATGGGATTCCCTGATAAATTCGAAATTTACCTTCACAAGAATGGTGATACCTTCGAGGGCGATTTTAAGGATTACCATTACTGGCTTAACAAGGCAAGGTATACAATTGCCAAAGGGGCAGTAGGGGAAATAGGTATTTGGTTCAAAAAATGCCTCAAAAAGGCAAATACCAAGAAACCTTGAGTTTCAGCTTTATATATAAAGTCTTATATATAAGTTTCTGGGGTGCCTTGAAATATATAGATATATAATATACTACGTATTATATATCTCATATATTTATCTGCGTATATATAGCTATTCATATATCATATCGTAAGTAGTATATTTGGATATTATCTCACTTCGTTCGATAAAGGTAATCGCTTAGCGATTACCGAATAGATAGTATCATTAAAGCGTGCGACTATTTCAATTTGAAAACTTAATACATCGGATTATGAGAATGATTAATGCAAAGTACCCAATTACCGAATTGAACATTAACAACATCCTTAAGTTCTTTCGGATTATTTATCGGAATTTACCTTCGATACGTTTTGAGATTATTGAAACCAAAAGTACTTTTCAATTCAAGTTCCACATCATTAAGTCAAACTTAAGTCCAGTAGAACGTTATTGGTTGAAGAGTAAGATTAAGAAATTCATCAAGTATGAAGACATTTAAGAAGGCCTTGTTCATTGTACTTCTAGGATTTACTATTTACCTTTGCTTCAGGAATTACAAACTTTCTCGAGAGGTTGATTCCCTGGAACTAGCGGTCAATGAAATCCCAGATACAGTATACACAGAGAAACCCTTCAAACCAGAGAAGAAGTACTCAGAAAAAGTTGAACCAGGTAAAATCTTAGTTCATGATAATAAGCAGCCAACTCTCTTTCCTGATTCCATGCTAAGGCAGCCAGTTATCAGTAACCAAGATTCCCTGGTTCAAATTGTTTTGAAGAAAGATAAGTTGAACTTAAGTCTGTTCAATAAGGAGACTAACACTTATTCAACTAGACTATTCCCAATCGACTTAGATAAGTACAACTACAACTGGTATGAAGGTCAATTAACTCGAAAGAAAGTTGCAAGGTTATCACTTAGTCCATACGTCTATGGCAAATACAGACCTTTCAATAATCTCTTAGATATGGGAGCTGGTCTTTCAATCAAGACTAAGAGATTTAATTACAAATTCGGAGTCAATACCTTTTACTACCCGAAGATAAAATCAGGGATGGGTACTGACATCGAATTTCAAATAACGTATAACTTTTAGATATGGCAAAGACTATCTCAGAAACTAGAACTACTTTAACTCGGGAAGAACTATCAAACTTATCCCGAGTTTCTAGTGATGTTTTCTTTTTTAGCCTTTTTTGCTATGTGATACATCCAGTAAGAGGAAAGGTAAGATTTGATTTATACCCATTTCAGAAATCAGTTCTCTACAATTTCATTGCCCAACGATTCAATATCATTCTCAAATTCCGTCAGGCAGGAATTACAGAACTTATTTCAATGTACTGTCTTTGGTTGGCGATGTACCATCCCAACAAAAAGATAAACATCATCTCTATCAAAGACACAACTGCTAAGAAGGTGCTTAAGAAGATTAAGTTCATGTACAAGAATCTTCCATGGTACCTTCAAACTCCCATAATCAATGGTAGAGCTGGAGAATACGGTTCTGCTTCCATGATAGAATTTGATAATGGGTCATTTATTGAATCTATTCCGACATCATCCGAAGCCGGTCGTTCGGAATCCCTTTCTCTTCTGGTAATTGACGAGGCAGCAGTAGTAAGATGGGCTGCTCAAATTTGGGCTGCTGCATTTCCTACTCTTTCCACTGGTGGAGCTGCCATCGTCAATTCCACTCCTTATGGAGTTGGTAATTTCTATCACTCAACTTGGGTAGATGCTATTGCAGGAGGTAATCCCTTTAACCCAATTCGATTATACTGGCAAATGCACCCAGAACGAGATATCAATTGGTATAACCAAATGTCTTCTGCTTTGGGAGCAAAACGAACTGCACAAGAAATTGATGGTGACTTCTTATCATCTGGTAATACAGTCTTCGACTTAGCCGATATTAAAGCTATCGAAGACTGCCTTAGTGATTACCCAGTTATTAAGAAGAGATTTAATGGTCAATACCGACAATTCTGTGAACCCGAATCAGATAAAGAATATTTCATTGGTGCAGACGTTTCAACTGGTAGAGCTTCTGACTACTCTTCATTTACTTGTATGGATAAGCTAGGAGAAGAACAAGTAGTATATAAGGGAAGAATGGCAGTGGGAGCTTATGCTAAGTTACTTGGTGATACTGGGAAGTTGTTTAACTGGGCAGTAATAGCTCCAGAATCCAATGACGTTGGTTTATCAGTAACTTCTAAGCTTCAAGATGAAGGCTACCCTAACCTTTACTACTACCAGAAGATGCTAAAGAAAAAAGGTAAAAGTAGACCTGAAATGGATAAATCCCCTGGTTGGTTAACCACCCAAAAGAATCGTTCAGTGATAATAGAAAACTTGGAAGAAGATATTCGATTAGATCACGTAATCATTAAGGACCCATTCTTTGTACAAGAAGCTTATACCTTCATTTATGATGGTTTAGGTAGACCTGTTGCAATGGGTAAACATAGGGCTAACAATTCAGCTGTAGATGTAGACCTTGAAGGAGATGTATATGCCGATGATGATATCTTTGGAAAAGCAATATGTAATCACATAAGGAAAGGAAAAACTAACGTAATCGTACAACCAAGATGAAAAAGTACTTCAATTTTAGTTGGGGTTGGGGACGTAAGAAGGACCCCCCCAAGAATGGTACATCCTCTAATAAAGAGGAAAAGCCTGCCACATCGATTTCGCCTGGTAGGGTTTCAGTTGACGATGATAGCGATAACTTAATTACATCATTACAAGGGTTGACTAAATTAGTTGAACCCTCTTTTCGTGTTGATGTGATACCTTTAATTCGGGATTTATATAAAGTAAATCCAGATATGGGCATCGCATTGCAAGATATGTTTAAGTTAGCTAACACCAGTCATACAGTAACTTTCCCTAATAATACCGATGAAGAGGCTTCAAAGATGCGAGAACATCTTAAGAAAGCCACCAAGGGATGGACCAGATATACTGCTGGTATAGATGGTTTAGTTAATAAAATGATTGTTCAACTTCTTGTAAGTGGGGCAATATCCGTAGAAGGAGTACCAAATGATAAGCTTGATGGTTTGGCTACTGTATTATTCCTTAAGCCAGAACACATCAAGTTTAAACGTGAATTAAATGGGGTGTATGCTCCTTACCAAAAGAACATTAATTTCTTTGTTAAGCAACAAGATTACATTAAACTTAACCCAGAAACCTATTTTTATGTTGGTATGTTCAATGATACCGATGAACCTTATGGAGTTCCTCCATTTATGCCTGCATTGGATTCCCTCAAAGGACAAAATGATATGAAGATTAACTTCAAACATATCATGGAGATTTGTGGTATGGTGGGTTTCTTAGAAGCTAAGATGCAGAAATCTCCACAAAGGCCAAATGAGAGTATCAAAGCTTATGAATCCAGATTATATCATGAACTCAATATCCTCAAACGTAATGTTAAAGAGGGTATGAAGGATGGAGTAGTTGCTGGTTACATAGATGACCATGAATTCAAACTAAATTCTACTACTAAGGAGCTCGGTAATATCGAGAAGCCTTGGAATATGAACCAACAATCTGTAGCAAATGGGTTGGGAGTTAATGGCTCTATCATTGGGGTATCATCTACTACTGGTGAAGGTGCAACTGGTATAATGCTGTCTAAGATGATTAGCCAGTTAAAAAATATCCAAATGCTTGTAGCTTATGTATTAGACCGACTTTATTCTCTAGAACTGCGTCTGGCAGGCTTTAATAATAAGGGGATGAAGATTGATTGGGGAACTTCTACAGTTTCTGATGAAGTTAAAATCCAACAAGGTCTTCAGTATAAGATACAGAACCTTGACTTATTGTATAAGGCTGGTATCATTAGTCAAGAGCAATATGCTTGGGCAATGGGTTATGATTCTCCTGATGAGAAAGAACCAAGAGTTTCACTTGAGGACCAATTTGCTAAGGGAGGTAATATAGACCCACAAGAAGGAACTAAGAAGAAACAAAGGCAAGATGATAAAAACCAATCTGCTCGTAGGTCAAGAGATAAGAATAACCCGGCTCCTTCTCGAGGAGACCAAAATACTAAAGCAAGATGAGTAAATTTACAAAGAAAAACAAAGAGCATCTTGATTCTATGGTGATAGGTCAAGGCCATACCATTATGGCTGGGTATATCCCAGAAGCAGTGGGAGCCAAGGCTTTCTCAGAGAATTATTACAAATGGAAAAATCCTACACCGGATTCCATTGCTCAATTTGGGTTTTGGGGAGGGGATATAGATTATAATACTTACTATCCCAACCTAGACAAATCGGAACTAACTCCTAAGGACGAAGAGTTTATCGAACCAATGTTCAGATTACTTTCAGAAACGATTGTATCTAAGAATTGGAACCCGACAGACTTTGGACAGAACGGAGTACTAAAGGCTTCTATGAAGATGTTGCTTGGTCAAACAGTAAACTGTGACCATGAAACCAACATTGGTAATGCTATTGGTGCTGTATCACAAGTAATGTGGCAGGAATCCTATAAAGACGGTAGCTTTACTATACCCGCTGGTATCAACGGTATTCTGAAAATCGATGGTAAGGCAAACCCAAGAATTGCTAGAGGCATCCTTATGGAGCCACCTTCAATTCATAGTAATTCAGTTACTGTACAATTTAAGTGGGATAAATCCCATCCCCAAATGGAAGATAACGAATTTTATCAGAAACTGGGTACTTATGACTCTAAGGGAGTTATGGTACGTAGAATGGTTACTGAAATTGTTCGTTACCTTGAGACCTCACTAGTTTCACATGGTGCTGATTCATTTGCCCAGAAAATTGGCTCGGATGGTAAAATCATTAACCCAACCTTTGCCAAAAGAACTTGGGCATCCTATGAAGAGTATAGAGATGATAAATCGAAGCAATACTTCTTTACTGATTATAAATCAGATTTAACATCATATCAAGAAAAGAACGATACTCAGGGTTCTTTTAATGATAATGATGCCAATGATAATCATTCAAATAAAGATAACATGAACGAATTACAAAAATTTCTTGAAAGCCTTTTTGGGGATAACATGCTTACCCTGGAAGAAGGTAAAGAGATGAATCAGGAAAATGTAATTGCCTGCATTCAGACTTTGGTATCATCCAGAAACGAATTGCAAACTTCGGTAGATAATCTTACTACAGAGAAAACTTCTCTTACGGAACAGATTACCAACTTGAATGCCGAAGTAGCTAACTTGAAGGAAATGGCAACTGTAGGAAAGAATCACATTGCTTCTCTCCGTGAAAATGCCGTAGAAACTTATAAGAAGTTGATGGGTGATAAGGTAGATGAGACAATCGTTACGATGCTCAATGCCGAGACTACTGGTATTACTACTCTTGTTTCCTTGACAAAGGATTACCAAGCTCGCTTGGAAGAGAAGTTCCCTCTCACTTGCTCAAAATGTGGTTCTAAGGACGTCAATCGTGCTTCCTCAATTGCTGAGGATGATACCGAGGGTAAAACTGGAACCCAGGGTACTGATACCCAACGGAATTCAGAATCTCCGAGTACTAAGAATGTAATCGATAACTTGTATCGAAACAAAATCAAATAACTAATATAAATAATCCGCGTTATGGAAAAAACTAAAATCGTAAACGACCCTCAGCAACTTACTCTCTTTGGGGAAAGAACCCCGAGAGCGGTGATTTACAAAAGTGAGTCACACAAATTGCACCAGGCTTTCAATGTTAAAGCTGGAGAGAAAATCGTACAGGGTATGCCAGTAGCTTTGAATGAAGAAGGTTTGATTTACCCTTGCACTGATGTAGCTACTCAAGTTTATTTGGGTGTAGCAGTAACGGATAACGTTAACCCTGCTTATCAACCTCAAAGAAATTTCCCGGTAGAGGTAACAGTAGCTATGGAAGGTTACATGATTTGTAACTGGGTATCAAACGGAAATATCGACGCCGGCTATGTAACTCCCAATGGAACATTGCTTAACGATAGATTCGTAAAAGCTAACCAAGCAACTTCATCCCAGTTCATTGCCCTTAATCCTGCAGAAGAGGCAAATGAGGTAATTCAAGTACTCATCAAATAAGAGAAAAGAAGTTATGGAAAATAAAATAGATATTACAAAGTTGAAGGCTCAGGATTTTATGAATGAGCTGCCGGAAATGGTAAGAAGCTTGGAAGCTGTTCGTTCCGGTTCACAGGACAAGAAGCCTGTAGAGGTAACTTTTGGAGAATTGGTTACCGGTAAATGGGGTATTTCAGAAGATGAACTTTTTGAAAAGATGGGCATCAATCCAAAAGTGGACACGATGCAGAACATCTTTACAATGCCTCAACAGAATGTTCGTTGGATTGTTCCGGAAATCATCCGTGCTGCTATCACATTGGGTATGCGCCAGGCTCCGTTCTATCCAAATATCATTGCATCTGACCAACCAATCAATGGTTTACAAGCAATCATGCCGATGGTTAACATGTCGGATGCTGCCCCTGCAAAGGTTAATGAGGCAGAAACTATCCCATTGGGTGATGTTAGCTTCGGACAGAAATCAGTTAGCCTCTTCAAAATCGGAAAAGGTTTCAAACTTACTGATGAAGTTCGTAACTATGTTTCGCTCGATGTCTTGGGAATCTACCTTCGTGATTTTGGCGTTCAGTTGGGTTATGCTCTGGATACTCTGGCTATGGACGTTGCTATCAATGGTAACAACCCTGATGGCTCTGAGTCTGCCCCGGTAATCGGTGTATACGAAACAACTAATGGTATCACTTACAAAGACCTTCTGCATATTTGGGTACGTGCTGCTCGTATGGGACGTAACTTCCAAACTATGATTGGTGGTGAAGACCAGGCAATCGAAATGCTGAACTTGCCGGAATTCAAGGATCGTCACTCTGGTACTACAGAAGCTACCCTGAATGTTAAGTCTCCTGTTCCCAAGAATGCTGACTTCTACATTCACCCGGGTACACCCGACCAACAGTTGCTGTTGATTGATACATCTGCTGCCTTGATTAAGCTTACTGCTCGTCAGTTGATGCTTGAATCTGAAAGAATCGTTTCTAACCAGACTCAGGCAATCTATGCAAGCTTGACTACTGGCTTCTCTAAGATGTACCAGGATGCAACTCTGTTGCTGGCTGCTGACAAGAAGTTCTCAGAATTCGGTTTCCCCGAGTTCATGAACGTAGACCCATATTTGATGGTTAACCTAGAATAATAAGGGACGTCCGGTTTCATCTATATAAATTCCCTGAGAGGGTAGGTAACTAAAAAGACCTATCCTCTCTTTAATCATTTTTAAATCTTAGGAAATATGGCTAAAGATAAATATACAGTAACTGTGGGACCAAGAGCTTACAGTTTTCATGACCAATCAACTGGTATTACCGTTTGTAGAGGAGAAGACAAGGAACTCTCTCGTCGTCAATTCCGTGCACCAAAGATTCAGAAGGCAATTGCCTCTGGCCATCTGATTATCATTGCTGATAAATCAGAAATCGAAAAGTATTCAGAGGCCGACATCGAAAAGTTGGATAAGAGACTGAATGCTCAGTTCAAGAAAGGCATGACTCTTGAAAAACTTGCAAAGGGCTATTCCCTGGAAGAACTGAAACTGGTAGCAGGTCTTCATGAAATCGTTGCAGAGAAAGATGATACAGTAGAAACACTTATTCAGGCTTTGCTGGAAGAATTCGAATCCTCTTCTAAAGGGTAATATATGAAAATTACATAAGACAGACTAATATGAATAACAATCTGGACTTTTTGTACGTTACGTCAGGTCTGGAAGTTTCATTCAGAGTCATATCCAAAGTCCCGGCCAAATCCATTTTTGACTGGGACTTTGGCGATGATAAGGGAGAGGTTTTCAATGGTGGAAGACATGTTTCCTATTCTTATGAAACTCCCGGTTTCTATACAGTAACCTTACATGTAACCAACTCGAATGGTTTAGATATCACCGTAGATAAGACTCTGGTAGTTTGTGATTATGGGCATACGGCATTAGCCGATACAATATATAATTTAATCGACCACTATATTCCTTCAGAGATATCAGAGGGAATGACCAGGGAAGATAAATCTATCTACATCACCAAATGGCAATATTATATTGGTCCTCTAGTAAATCACTTAATTCCTGCAGATAAGTATACTGATGAATTATGGTATGAAGCACTAGAAAATCAATTAATAATGGAATTGGCAGCATGGGACTTTCTCAATGTGAAGATACTTAATTTATTAACAAGTACTTCAGAATACCTAAGTCAATTAACCTCTACCAAAGAACAGAATGGTGATGGTACTTCTAAACCTGAACTTGCTCGAGGTGATAGGATAAAACAAATCACTACTGGGCCTACTGAAGTGCAATATTATGATACCTTGGCAGATGCTACAAGTTCCCTATGGAAAACACTTTCTCAAGCAATGCAACCAGGTGGATTAATAGATGAATTAAGGAAGAACCTTTGTATGTTAGCTTCACGATTGGAAATCTACTTACCGTTCTGTGATGAAGTATTTAGAACCGTAGTCCCAAAAGTAGTTAACAGAAGGCAACCTGGAGTATTAGATGGGCCAAATCCAAGTGCTCCAGTGAAAGGTGGTAAGAAATCAATTCTAACTAAGTTATGACAAAAGAACCTGGAGAATGGTAAAGAACCGCTCTTGGGATAGATACAAGAAAATTATCACTGACTTCTTAGATTGGGATGCTGGTAGCAATCCATAACCTGGGCCAAACATGTTAATCAGCTTCTCAGTCATGCCGAAGACAGTATACCTAAATATTATAACATCCAAATCGAGGCATTATGTTACTACAATGCTTTCAGAAACTGGCCTATCAATAAGGCAACTATTTCAGGAGAATTGGATGATGAAAACTTATCAATACTAATTTCTAAATCTTATATAGAACAAATCGGTTATCTTACACCGGAAGGTTATTGGGATTTTAATTGGGAACAAGATAGGTTTGTAATTAATGGTATAACGTATAAGCCTTCTGGAGATACTCAGACTGCTCAGGCAAAGGATGAGGCTTTAGTTTTCATGATTATCCTAAAGAGAGACCGAGATACCAAAGTTGAATTTGTAGAATAAAAATAAAGTATATGGCAAAGATGTTAGTACTGAGGTGGACACCAATTACTACAAACAGTGGAATTTGGTTTGATAGTAATCTGGTTATCCTCAATGGTACCTCTGGAGTTCATATTGAAATGAAAGGTAATGGCAATGATGTAACGGCATTTCAATCGATGACCGGAAACAAATTTGTCACCTGCTTTCAAGATTACTTCGGGGATATCTGGGATAAAATAATACCTCATCCTGGTATAGGCCAGGTAATAAAGTTCCGTGTAAATAGGCTTCCTGATTATGCTTGCATACGGGGAGATATTGAGGACGGTGGAGATGTAGACCCCGAAAATCCGGATGTACCAATGAATGCCTTCTGTGGTTCAGAGGGAGAACCATTCAGGGATATCGATTCTGAATTCTTACTGGGTCGTCAACGTGCAGTAATTAATCCTTAAATTTTATAAAATATGTATGTAAGTAAGTATTATACCTGCGAAGAAATAGACCAGCGGTTATTACAGGGTTACTATGATGACTTTGTTAAAGCTGGCTTTGGAGGAACTATAAATGAGTTCTGGGCCTTCGTACTTTCTATCAAGAATAAGGTAGATAAGAAAGAAGGATACGACTTATCGAAAAATGATTTTACCGATGAGTTGAAGGCTAAACTTGATGGCATCGAAGAACATGCAAATTACATCACTAAAGTTTCTCAGCTTGAGAATGATTTGAAATATCAAACCGAGGAAGAAGTTAAACAGATGATTAGTGATTTGGTTGATGGTGCTGATGATGCCCTTGATACTCTTAAAGAGTTGGCAGAAGCATTGGGCAATGACCCCAACTTTGCAACTACCATCACTAATAAATTAACCGACCTTCGTACTGCTTTAACTGAAGAGGTTAATCGGGCTAAGGAAGCTGAAGCTGCCTTGGGTGCTGCAGTAGCCGCAGTTCAGGATAACCTCGAATATGGGTTAGACCAAATCAATAAGAAGATTGATACGGTTAAGGCAGACTTAAAAGCTGAAATCGACAGAGTTGAGAAGAAGGTAGATAAGAATGCCGAAGACATCAAAGACCTTGAAGATAAGGTAAATCAAGGTAATGGTGAACTTGAGAAGGAACTCAAGGATCTTATCCAAAAGGAAAAAGATGAACGTATTGCTGCCGATAATGAGATTAAGGAAAGTGTAAATGACCTTAAAACTCTCCATATCAATGATAAGGCATCCCTTGAGTCAAAGATTGCAGAAGAAACTGCAAATCGTACTAACGCAGATACTGTACTGGATTCTAAGATTAACGAAGAAATCGCTAATCGCCAGGCAGATACTTTAGCTCTTCAAGGTAAAATTGACCAAGAGAAGGTAGACCGTCATTCTGAGGACCAAGTTCTTCACAATGAAATCTCTAAAGAGGTAACAGACCGTACCAATGCAGATAAGGCTCTTCAAGGTAATATTGATAAAGAAGTTCAGGCCCGTACTGTTGCAGACCAAGTATTACAGAACAATATCGATTCAGAGGCTACTACTCGTGCTGCTCAGGATTTAGTTCTTGAACACAAAATCGAAGATGTAAAAGAGCAGGGTGTAGAAGACAAGGAGCAATTGCTTAATGCTATTGCTGCCGAGGCTGCTGCTAGAGAAAAAGGTGATAAAGATCTTGATACTAAGAAAGTAGATAAACGTGAAGGCTATTCTTTGACTAAGAATGACTTTACCGATATACTCAAAGCTAAACTTGATGGAATTGAGGAAAAGGCAAATTATATTACGCATCTTTCTCAGCTTATCAATGATTCTGGTTTCCAAACTGAGGAAGAGGTAAATGCAGCTATCCAAAAGATTATTGGTTCTGCTCCAGAAGTACTTGATACTCTTAAGGAAATTGCTGATGCCCTTGGAAATGACCCCAACTTTGCTGCTACCATTACCAAGAAATTGGCTGCAATCACAGAACAGGTTAACCAAGAAATCGAAGACCGAATTGCGGGTGATGAGGCAAACAGTGCTGAGGTAGCTGCTGAAGTTCAAGCTCGTAAGGATGCTGATACAGCTCTTGAAACTAAACTGAAAGAATATGTAGACAATAAGTCTGCTATTGGTGATGCTGCTCTTGGAGTTGTAAAAGACAATCTTAACAAGGAAATCCAAGACCGTAAAGATGCAGATGCCGCAATTCAATCTAGCTTGGATAAAGAGATTGCCGAAAGAAAGACTGCAGATGAAGCCTATACTCAAAGTCTGGCTAACGTTAACCAACGTATTTCAGACTTGGCATTGAGTATGCAAGAGTCTATCAATACTTTGCGTAATGAGCTTACTGAGCAGGTAAATGCCAATACTACGGCAATCGCTACTAATCAACATAATATAGAAAGAAATTCAGAGGCAATCACAAACTTAACTAAGACTGTAGGTGATAACTACAAGGAAGTTAAGGATATGATTAACGAAGAAATCGTTGACCGTACGAATGCCGACAGTGCTTTGAGTTCTCGTATCGATACTCTCAATATTGACCTTAATACTGAGAGTGTAGAAAGAAAAGCTGCAGACCAAGTTCTTCAGGTAAATTTGGATAAAGAAGTAGCAGACCGTACTGCAGCCGATAAATCTCTGAGTACTGAGTTCACAGCTAAATTAGATAATGCTAAGCAGGCTTTGGAATCCAAGGTGGCTAATCTTAACACTAAGCTTGAACAAGAAAAGGAAAATCGTATTGCCGGTGATAATGCTTTGGGAGTTCGTATTGATTCTCTAGAGGCAGGTAATACCGATGCTATGAATGAATTAAAAGCAAAGGTAAATGCTAATACTACTGCTATTAATGCAGAGAAAGACCGAGCAATTGCCAAAGAGACTTCTCTTGAGGCAAAGATTGATACCAACCTTCAGAACCATAAAGATGATATGGCGGGTATCAACCAAAATATACTTACCGAAAAGAATGACCGCTTAGCTGGTGATACTGAGTTGCAGAATAATATCGATAAGGAAGCTACAGAACGTGCTAACCAAGATACCCTTATCAATAATGCTTTGGCTCAAGAGAAGGCAGATAGAATTGCTGCTGACCAAGCCTTAGATTCTAAGAAGGTAGATAAGGTAGACGGTAAGGTACTTTCTTCAAATGACTTTACTGATTTACTCTTTGCTAAGTTGGATGGCATTGAGGAACATGCTAACTATATCACAAAGGTATCTGAATTGTTGAATGATTCGGATTTCCAAAATTCTGAACAAGTAGAGGCAGCTATCCAAAAGATTATTGGCTCTGCTCCAGAGGTACTTGATACTTTGGCCGAGATTGCTAAGCTCTCGGTGATGATCCCAACTTTGCAGCAACTATGACTGCTAAGCTTACTGAGTTGGAGAATAAGCTTGAAGCTGAAAAGAATCTGCGTGAACAAGGGGATAATACTCTGCAACAGTCTTTCACTAACTTAAGTAATACTCTTACTACTACGGTAAATGAGTTGAGAACTTTCGTAACTGAAACTCGTACGGAGCTGTTAACTTCCTTGAATGCTACCAATGCTTTGGTAACTCAGAATGCTGCTAATATTCAACGTAATCTGGAATTGATTCAGGGTATTCAGGATAACACTAATGGTAACTATACTGCCATTACCGATTTGCTGAATAATGAAATCGCTGCTCGTAAGGCTGAGGATATTCGATTAGAAGCAAAGATTGACCAGAATACTTCTGACTTAAATACAGAGAGAGAGGAAAGAAAGGCCGCAGATAAAGTTCTCCAGGATAACATTGATGCAGAAGAAGCTGCCCGTATTGCTGCCGATACAGCTTTGGGTAAACGTATCGATAAAGAAATTCAGGACAGAACCGATGCTGATACTGCCTTAGATAATAAATTCACTAACATTACCGATGACCATGAAGAAAGACTGGTAGCTGAAGAAGGTACTTCTGATGCTTTGCCTGATACCATGGTTACCGATGTTAGTGCTGTAACCCGAACAGGTACTCAGCTTTCTTTCAAAGTAAAGACTTCAACCAAGGATAAGGCAAATAACCAATATGGTGAAGAAGTAGAAGCTACCAAGAATTTACTTCCGGTAACTCAAACTCTTGCTGGAGTTATGTCTGCTGCAGACAAGGTTAAGTTAGATGGGTTAGACCCCAATTCTCTGACGGATATCTCTGCAGCTTCAGATGCTAATAAGGTAACGGTAACCGTAACTAAGGATAACGGTTTGAATGCTGATACTACCGAAACTTTCGATTTGCCTCAGGTATCGGCTACTAAGCTGGTACGATGACTGCTAAGGATAAGGTTGAGTTAGATAGAATCTCTACGGCTAACTTTGCTCTTGGTGCAGTAACTCCAAATGAAACTACTGTTGGCATTGCTGCTACTAAGACCGTAGTTGAAGATGGTACAGTAGAACAGAATCCCATTACTCTGCCTTCATCTACTCCCGAAAAGGCTGGTGTACAATCAGCAGCTGATAAGAAGTTGTTCGATTCTATACCAGATAAGGTCATCATCCTATCTGGGGATAAACCAGTTGAGGTAGTTCAACAGAGTAGCCATGTTACTCTAACTCATAAGTTCTCTTCTAAAAAAGAGAGTGGTATTTATACCAGTGAAGCTGGAGATTTTAAGACTACTTATATACCCGCTGCTACTGAAACTCTTGCAGGTGTAATGACTGCTACTGATAAGGTAAATCTCGATGAAACCTTACCTGAGGCTATTGCTCAAGAGGTTCAAGACCGCAAGGATGCAATCGAGGCTTTGACTAATTCTTCTACAGCTGCCCTGAACAAGGAAATCCAAGACCGTAAAGATGCCGATGCTGCACTTGATACTAAGTTTACTAAAGCAGTAGCCGATGAAGCAAAAGCCCGTACGGATGCAGATACTGCATTGGGTGCAAGGATTGATAAAGAGATTGCTGATAGAACTGCGGCAGACACTGCCCTTGATACTAAACTGCAGAATAACATTGATACTCTAGAAGCCAAGCATGATGCCTTTGTAGCAACTAAGGGACAAGCTGATGGGTTTGCTCCATTGGATGGTAATGGATTGGTACCAGCTAACCATTTGCCTTCATATGTAGATGATGTACTTGAAGTATATGCTACCTATGATGTAAGCCCCACTGGAGGTCTTACTAATGTTCAATTGTATACGGATGCAGGTCACCAAACTCCCGTAGTTGGAGAATCTGGTAAGATTTATATAAATGTTGCCGATGGTGAACCTCCATACCAATTCCGTTGGTCAGGTACTAAATTCGTAGACAGTAATACTTCGTCTCTTATCATTGGGGAAATTGCAGGTACTGCTTTCGAAGGTAGTAGAGGTAAGCATCTTGAGGATGTGGTATCTAGCATGCCTAAAAATTTAATTAGTAAGGTTTCAATAGCTACCAGAAATAAGCGTAATGTTATTATCTTATGTAACTATTCTGCTACGGATGGTCAAGGTCATTACATTGATAAACCGATGGGATGGTAATCCCTCTAACTTCAGCCACTACTCAAGAAGCTGGTCTGATGGATGCCGATAGTGTAATAAAGCTTAATCAAACCTTACCAGATGCTATTGAAGCTGAACAAGAGGCCCGTATTGCAAAAGATAATGCTCATGATACCTTTAATAGTTCTCTTCCAGGAATTATTCTTACTGGATTCACTCTTACCCATAATTCAACTAATGTAAGAGCTACTCTTAATAATAAAACTAAGAGTGCAGATGGTAAGACTTATGAAGGTGCTACAGATTTAATTAGAGATATACTTGCAGCAACTAAGACTACTGCAGGTGTAATGACTGCAGCAGATAAGACTAACTTGGATAATACCGTACAGGGGTTGGCAAATGAGATTACCAATAGAACTAATGCCATCAATGATCTTCGTACAGAATTGAAAACTTACGTTGACGATTTGATTGCCGATACTGGTTCAGATGTAACTGCCTTAGAAACTAAGGTAAATAATCACATTGCCAATAAATCTAATCCTCATACAGTTACTAAAACTCAGGTTGGATTGGGTAATGTTAATAATACTTCTGATGCCGATAAGCCAGTATCTACTGCTCAAGCTACTGCTATTGCTGATGCTAAGGCTGCAGGTACTACTGCTCAGACTTCTATCAATAGCCATGCTGGTAGAAAAGATAATCCTCACGTAGTAACTAGAGCTCAATTGAGTTTGGCAACTACCGACCAGGTAGTATTTGCTAAGACTACTGCTCCTTCCGGTTTCTTCAAAGAGTCTTCAGATGTTCGACTCAAATCTAATATTAAGGATTTGAATCATACTCTGGAACAGATTTGCCAGATACCAACTAAGTCATTCGAAATGCTTGGTAAAGAGGACGAGGGAACTATTGCTCAGAATCTTGAGGGATTGGGATTTGGTAAATATGTAGAGGAAGTTCCAGTAGAGAAATCTACAGTACCTAATCCAGAGGAATTCGAAACTTTGGAAATCAATGGGGAAGAGTATGTACTCGTAAAACAAGTTAAATATCACAAGATGTCAACTTTGGCAATTGAAGGTATTAAACTTCTCTACGATGAGATTAAGGCTTTGAAGGCTGAGATTCAAGAACTTAAAAATAAATAATCATGGGAGAGATAGCAACCTGGAGTGCTGTCAAAACTAAAGTAGGCCTTGGTAAGACAGGAAATGACTGCCCTACCAAGCTGAATTGTTAGCACTCTCCCTACAGGAACAGGGGAAAATTATGTGGGGTTGGAACTATCCAATGCCGGTTCCTATGGAAATAACGAAACAGTAAAGTTAGAGGATATTCATAAGGTAACTTGGAAATATACTTTTACTCTTTGGACAGATACTTTGAATTTCTCGGCTTTAGGCGGAGAACCTACTAATGAGAAGCCTTGGTTTGGGGCTACTTCTACTAGAACTAAATATTTGGATGGTGTAGCTACTAGTACTGTAGAGAGTGTTGCATATAGTCATTCGGGCAGACCTTCTTGGGTAACTTGGGCAGACGGTACAGGTTGGAGAGCTACCGAGAATCTTGAGTTAACTGCCAGGTCTAAAACTGACGGTACTATCATACAACAAGGTTCAGGTAAAACCTATACTATCAAATGGTATCAAGCAGCAGCCTCTCAATCTTGGAGTTATGGTTGGAGTGTAACACCTACCTCTATGTCTTTTGGGGCTACTGGAGGTACCAAAACTTTTTCAGTTACTTCTTACAAGCAAGAATTAAGAAATGGGCATAATTATGGTAACCAAATAGCTTTAACTTATACTAGAGCCAACTCTGGTAGCGTATCTGGAAGCGGTACTTCTGTAACTATGGATAATAATACCTCTACCAGTACACGAAGCGGTACGGTAACCTTAACACAAGCTGAAACTAATAGGAAGGCAACTATCAGTTGTTCTCAATCAGCAGGTTATAGAACCTATAGTGAAATCACTGCAAGTGGAGGAAGCGTATCCGATATACCTGCCGGTGGAGGAAGTAGAAGTTCATTCTCAAGTATGCCAACTTATTCTCAGACTTGGGGATGGAATGGTTCTACAACTGGAGGAGGCACAATTACAAGCGGTGCTAGCATTAGTTATGGTACCGCAGTTAGTGCAGGTTCTTTGGGAACTACGGTTAAATCTAGAACCCGGGTAGGAGCCCTTACTGGTACCTTATCACTAAATGGTAAAACCAAATCTGTAAGTGTACCAGTATACCAGGCAGCGAATTCAATTATCAGTAGTACTGAGGGTACACCAGTAATAAGCTTATCGGCAAATTCATATTCTATCTCTAATTCAGGAGGTAGTGTTAATATTTATGCCAGTGTAAGTATATCTATTACCAACCATTGGAGTTCAGGGTCAACAAGTGCAGGTTCTTCGAAGAGTGCTACACCTACGGTTAGTGCAAGTGGTACTGGATTTAGTTTGAATTCAGCTAAGACGGTACTTACTGCTACAAAGAACACAGGTACTTCAAGTAGAAGTTGTACAGTAACTGCATCCTATAGTGGGGCAACTACTAAGACCATTAAAGTTACACAGAGTGCTGCTTCAGTTTCAGTATCTTATAAGTATTACTTGGCATTTACTTCCCCTACTGGTTCTAGAACTACTTCTAGAACTGGATTATCGGCTTTGGGAGGTAATAACTTTACAGTTGATGTAGCTTATTCTTTTAAGACTAAGGTAATAAACGGTTCTGAAATAAGTACAAGATACCCATTAGCTTTAACTGTAACCTCAAAACCAAGTTGGGTTACAAATGTAGCAATCACAACGTTATCAAGTGATAATGGAAACTATGGGTTAACCTTAACCTTAACAGAGAATACCGTAGAATCAACAAGGTCTGGTACCATTAAATTAAGGCAAGCAGAAAATGATGATAATGGTTGGGAGCTTACAGTCAATATAACTCAGAATGCTGCAACTATAACCTATGATTATGTATTTAGTATATCATAGGTTATATACAACTAGCATTACCTGCTCCAAATATAGAGGTTGCTCAAGAAGTAGCAAACAAAGCTCAGGTACTCATTAATCAATTTGGATACTATCAATTTCTAAAACTGGTAGACTTCATGCAGAAGAATCCAGGTGCAGTATCATTCGGTTTAAACTTAATAAATAGAAAATGATTATGGAAGAATTGATTTTTCAGAAAGTACAAAAGGGTGATATGATTTTCACCTTAGAGAAAGATCGTCGGTCTGGTTATCCAATCTTTGACCAAGCAAGAGTTTTAAAAGTTGGCGAAAGTAAACCAATGGCCTCAAATGGTAAAGAAGGTTTTGTTAACAGTATCGAATTAGTGATACAAGATTCAATATCTCAAATTACCATTTATTTACCAACTAATGTAAATGAAGGTATTTATAATGGTACCTATTATACGACCAATCTCGATAATATCATTAATGAGGTATCAATGCAGAAACAGAATGCTTTAAATATTTTAAATAACAAAGCCAAATTTGAGGCAGTTGTTTCTGAATGCGATAATATTCTTGGTTTAATTAATAATCGTTCAGAATCACCTCGTAATCCTGCTCCAGATTTCGAAGAATTTAAGTTATCCATGAATGAGAGGTTAACTAACCAAGAAACCCTTTTATTAAGGATTGCTCAAGAATTGGGATTAGATAAACCTAAACAATAATAAGAATTATGCCAAGTAAGTCGGTTAATATTACACTATCGACTCCAATTGGTCCTCTAGAAATATACGTAGATAAACGAGAACAAGCTCGTGCAGAAAGGTTGATTGCTAAGACTCCAAGTATCTTAACTAAGGGTTATGCGAAAGGTACAGAAAAGTTTGGTAATCAACTTCTTCGTATAGTAAGACGAAGTTTGAATACTGGTGTACCTCCAAGGGGTTCCGGAGTATCTTGGCCACCACATGCTCCTGGTACCATAAAGAAATATGGAGACCATACCATGCTAAATCTTACTGGACAATATGCCAGGTCAGTTACCTTAGTAAAAGGTAAGAAAAGAACTTTCGTTGGTTTACCAATTGGAATCAAGAAGATTACTTATACTGGTAAGACTTCAAGAAAAACTTTGAATCAGATAGCTATCATGTTAGAGTATGGTAGTAGAGATGGTAATTTACCACCTCGTCCTCTCTGGGCTCCTGCATTTAAGGCTGCTGGTGGAAAAGCTGCCTTACAAAAGGAAATACGTAATGAAGTTAGAAAAGAAATAAGGAGGATTATATAATGGCAGTAGATTTTGAAATATCTTCACTATCAGGAACTGGTACTGCTACCATTCGTGTAAAACCGAAAGCAGTAAATACAGAACAGACCTTAAAAGAGCAGGTCCTCAAGGTAGTAGTTCAGGGTGTAGAAAGGGAAGTAACTCTGATACAAAAGGCTGCTCCTAAAATAGTAGAGACCTGGGGAACTTATTTTAGTATCACTCCGGAAACTACTTCCCATACTTCGATGGTACTAAAAGGGGTGAGACTCTAGAAATAGGGGTATATAGTTACCAACAGAAGTTTATAGATAATGAGCCTCAAGATGAATATCGTGCTATAGATTGGAAAGTTGAAAGCTCCTCAGATTGGTTAGAGGTAACCCAAGAAATTGGAGAAGCTAATGCCGTAGGTAAGCTTACTATCAAAACTAAATCTACTAATCAAGAACATAACCCCAGTAACTATGACCCCTTGGAAAGAACTGCTATAGTTAAGATTATCTCACAGCAAGAACCTAACACTGAGATAGTTTTAAATATAACTCAATCTCCAGGTACTAGAACTACTAAGTATGGCTTTGAACCAACCCCGAATATACCATTCCCAAATTTTGGTCAAAATACTAGTACTGCTCAGATTAGTAATGTAAAGGGTTATCAGTACTACCTTATCAACGGTATTCAAGTTGCTAAATTTATAAAACAATTTAAGATAACCGATATAAGTAAGACAATAGAGGGTCAATTCCCTGGAGATATTGGTTCAGAACCAATACCCTTTAAAGTATGGCTTACCGATTATCCTTCAAATATTGCTACTCAATGGGTTAGTGAATTAAATTGTGTTGGTCATTTACAAACCATAATGAATGGTTTTGGAGGTATTCAGGTAACTTATAATGGGTATATTAATGACAATGGCAATCAAAGTGTTCAATTAAATATTAGATTAGGACTTTAATGGTAAACTCAGAAGAAATAGTAGAAAGAACTTTTTATATCTCTCTACTTAGTACAATGTTGGAAATGGGTCTTACCTTAAACCCAGAAGACTTCTTACCTTTGTCTCAAGAAAACGAAAAAAGATTTCAAGAGGCAATCAAAGGTATGAAGAAGTTCATACCTCTTTTTGGTATAGGGAATAATCAAGTAAAAGGCCCAAAGACTCTCCCAAGAATAACCATAGAACTACAGGGTTATTATGCTGGAGATATTGGTGTGAATAAATACATCATTGGTGATAAACTTGAGGATGGTAATTACCAAGCTTCAGAGTTTCCTTATGAAACAAAAGATATTACTATAGATGTACATCTAGTTTCTCAAACACAAGCCGATATGAGGTTGCTACATACAATCTTATATACTGGCTTACCTGCTAGAGGATACGTGAGACCATACTTCAATGATTTAGAGGAATGGGAAAAGGGCAGGCTTGCTCCCACCGGAAACCTATTCATTGAGATTGGTAATTATTATGACCATCCAGATGTAGAGCATGGTATACTTGAGAAGGTATACACCTATGTATGTAAGGACGGTATTCTTCCAGAAAAAGCTTTGGGAGAAGGTACTCTTACACCTATCAAGGATATATCGGTTCTTATTGGATTGTTAGAACAAAACGAAAATGAGATGCTAGAGTTAAAAGTACCTAAGGTATAGGTACAATACTCTAGGGTATAAATTAAACGAGTAATTAACTTTAATCACAATAGAATTATGCCAACTTCACCTCATGTTGATTTTAAGTTTAAGAACAACAATGTTCTTCAAACTACTCCCATGTTAGGAGTTTCTTGTGTATTGGCTAGAACTACTAAGGGCCCTTATGATGACCCATCAGAAATCATCTCTACATTCTCTCAGTTCCAAAGAATCTATGGTTCTGAAATTGTACCCGATGGTTCTGTATCAAATATCGAAAAGGCTTTGCAAGGTGGTTCTAAGCTTCGTGTTATTCGAGTGCTTGGTAAGGGAGCTACTCAAGGTACAGTAGCTGCAACTGCAGGTAAAGCTAAAACAGTTGCTAAATCCGAAGAGGAAGGTATAGTACCTGCTTCTGCTACTCCAGACCCTGCTACTCCTGCAGCATTGATAACCATTGCTTCTGGGGGAACTACTTATAGTTTGGGATTGGTAACCAAAGGTTATGGAGACCCCATCGGTAGTACTGATACCTTCCAGGTAGGTTTCTATAAACAATCCAATACCTTGTATTATAGAATCTATTCAGGCAATGGCCAGGTACTTGAACAAGGTCCGGTAGTAACTTATAAAACTGCCGATGATAACAATAATACTTCGGTAGATTACCTTGCTCTTAGTGCCTTTGCTAAGAACTCAGAGTATATCAAACCGGTAGTAGTTGCTGGTTTATCCTTTGAGAATTTAATAAAATGGCTTACCGATAGTGTAGATGGTACAAAAAATGCCGTTACTGTAACAGTTGGGGGAGCAGCTCCTACTGATACAGAGAAGATGTTTACCGGTACTGTAGGTAGTGCTGGAACTACACCTACTGCTGCTGAGTGGATTGCTTCTCTGGACTTGGTAAGGGATTATACGGATTTCTATCAGTTACTCATTTCTCATATTTCTCAACATCTTACTGCTGAGGCTGATGTACTCAAGGTATATAAGGCTGCTGCAGATATGGCAAAAGAGTTGATGGAATGGGTACTGTATATCGAAGTTCCAAAACACTTGACCCATTATACTCAAGGTACACAACCCAGAGATTACAAAGCTCAGGTTACTTGGGTACAGACTTGCCTCGGTACTGTAGGTAACTCTAAGTACATTGCTTATTTTGGTGGTGGCCTTAAGTACTACAACGAAAACGGTAACCTTCAGGATTCCGATGTAGTGGGTACCATTGCAGGTTTGGGAGATGCTTCTGCTACTCAATACGGTCCTTGGAAATCCTTTGCTGGTATGAACCGGGGAGTTATTGGAGATGCCGTTGGACCAGTATGCCCAAATTATGGTTCTCCTTCTCGATATAATGAACTGAACACACTTGCTCAGAATTGTATCAATGAGATGGTAATCAAAGATACTCCCGATGCAGGTAAACAAACCATGCTATGGCATTGCTTCTCTTCTCAGGTAAAACAGGATTCAGAAAGATTCCTTTCAATCGTAAGATTGAATTTGTATTTGAAGAAGTTCCTTCGTCCCGTATTTAACAAATATATCGAAGAACCAAACGTTTGGAGTACTTGGAAGAGAATCTGGTTGGAGGTTAAACCTACACTGGATTCATTGGTAGATGAAGATGCCATGACCGAGTATACCTGGATGGGTGACCAAGATGCAACTTCTTGGGATGACCTTTCGGTTAATAACGAAGCAGATGCTCGTCAGGGTAAGTACCGTGCTATCCTTAAGTATAAGGATGTAGTTCCTATGCAAGAGGTAACTATGGAGATTGTAATTGATGCTGCTTCTAAGTCGGTATCAGTTGTAGAAACAAGTAATAACCTATAAACATATAACGATGGGAGCAAAAGTAAAAAATCCCCGGAAGAAATTCCTGTGGAGTATCATGTTCCCCAAACACCCTATCAATACTTATCTATTCCAAAGTTGTACTTTGCCTGATATTGAGATTGACCAGGTGGCTCATGGGGATGTCAATAGAGATGTTAAAACTGCTGGTAGGGTTACTATAGGTAATCTTATCGTAGGGAAACTTATGACTACTGCAGGTTCAGATACCTGGCTTCATGACTGGCTCTATTCTTGCCAAGACCATATAGTTGGTGGTGGCTTAGTACCAAGCCAATATTGGGAAACGGCTATTGTAAACGAACTTGCCGAAGATGGAGTCTCAGTTCTTAATACCCATGTCTTCGAAGAGGTATGGCCATGTAAGATTACCGGCTTAGACTTGGACAGAATGGCTTCAGAGAATACCATTGAGTCCATAGAGTTCTCAGTTGGTACTGCAGACAAATACTAATTCCTTAGTCTATTTTCACTAAGATTCGGTGGAGGGGTGGGATTCCTGTGATAGGAGCTCACCCCTTTCTTGTTGTTATAAGGAGTACTATGAACATATGTAAACATTAAAAATAACAGTTATGGAATTTAGAACATTTAGATTTACCGGACCCTCTGGTTTCGAATATGAAATTAGAGAACAGAATGGAGCTGATGAAGACATTCTCAGTAACCTTTCAGACATGAAAACTTTAATGAACCTTACTAAGTTCATTGCAGCAATCGTAATTAGAACTAATGCCACTCCTAACGGTAAGCTAACCGTTGATGATGCTCTCAATCTACCCGTCAATGACCGCTATGCAATCATCTTCAATTCTCGTATATTCTCACTGGGAGAGGAAGTAGAATTTGAATATGACTGGGGTAAAGAGAACGGTGGTAAAGTTACTTATGGCCAAGACCTTCATGAGTTCCTTTTCGATTATTCAGAAGTACCCACTGATAATAGGGTATTTGATGAAAAACCAGATGCCATCCCTTATTATCCAAAGTATTCAATTAACCGGTCATGAATATCTTCTTTCATCGGGCAAGAAAATCAAATTTGATTGTATGACTGGTAAGGGAGAACAAGAGTTCATGAAGTTACCCTTGGATAAACAAACTAAGAATGCCCCCTTACTTTGTCGGAATCTTTACTTAGAAGTAGACGGTAATTGGGAGAAGGTAGAAAACTTTACTCCTTTTACTGCAAAGGATATGGCTGAGATGAGAAAGTATATAATCTCTATTGACCCTATTTTCAAGGGTGAATCTCATATCACTAATCCCACAACGGAAGAAGAAAGAACTTATCCTATAGTTTGGGCACCCAATTTTTTCTACCTGACGGAAGAGTAATGTTAGAGAGTGATTTTGTTTATATCACCAGAGCCGAAATAGCCTTAGACTATTTCGGCTTTTTACGTCTTCCGTATAGAATCAGGAAAATATTTAAGGAAATGGCCGAACAATATTATAAACAACTAAAGAAAAGAAAATAAATTATGAATACCAGTAGGAGTATAGTAGAGGTCGGTGTTGCATGGTATTAAAAGACCGATTCTCTCAGGAGGCTGGCAAGATATCTGGGTCATTCAGAACTATGATGAATGACATGAGTACCTGGAATAGAGGTATACAGATGTCAGCTTCTAATACAATGGACTTCGGAATGCAGCTCGTAGGGGGAATGGCAAGGGCCTATAAATACTCTGCGGGTGTTCAGAATGAAGTTTGGACTGCTTCGAAAATTGCTGGTGCTACCATTGCAGAACAAAGGGAAATGTTACAATTGGCAAAAGACGTCAATGAGATAACTCCCCTTACTGCTTCGGATGTTGCATCAGGACAAAGATACCTGGCTATGGCAGGTAATAAATTCGATGCTATTAAGGAAATGATTGGGCCAGCATCTAAGCTGGTTCAATCTTTACTATGCCAGTGGGACAGAAAGGTGGTGTAGCTGACTTGATGACTAATATCATGTCAATGTACCAAATCCCAATGGGAGAAGCCGCTAGAGTAACCGATGACTTATATACTGCAGTTACTAATGCAAATATATCTTTGACAGACTTAGCCCAGTCCATATCTTATGCAGGAGCAGATATGGCAACTGCTGGAGTAGACCTTCGGCAAACGGCTGCTGCCATCGGTGTATTGGGGGATATGGGTATACAGGGTTCTATGGCAGGTACCTCTCTGGCTAATATGATTCGTTACTTACAACTCTCTCTTGTTAATCAAAAAAAGAAAGGCTATAACGCTTTAGCAGACTTGGGCTTAAGTCCTGATGAGTTTTTCGATGCTCAGGGTAACCTTATAGATCTTTACACTATCTATCAGAAATTTGCCAAGGCGGCAGTAGACTTACCTTCACGGATAGAAACACCAACCTTCTTCAATATCTTTGGTGTTCGTGGTAATCGAGGCATGCTTCCAGTACTTAGAGATATTGCTTCTGGTAGAGATAAGATGGGTAAGATACTTGCAACCTATGACCAAAACATGGGGGCAGTAAATAGACTTAATGAAGAACGTCTTAAAACCGATGCGGGTGTCATTGACCAATTCGAATCAAGTCTAGAAACTTAACCGTTACTGCAGGAGCGGCTTTGGGTAGAATATTTACCCCAGTACTTAATATGGGTAATTCCATCATCAAAGTAATAAATTCTATCTCTGAAACTTGGGCTGGTGGCTTTGCTCTTAGAGTAGGGGCTACAGCAGCAGTAGTTGGTACCATTGTTGCAGGGTTTAATACTGTAAGAGGTATTATAAGGTCGGTTGGATATTTACAAACTATTGCCACTGCTTCTACTGAGGGTATGTCTGCAGCAGCCATTAAGACGAACACCCAATTTGCTATTATGGAAGCTCATATGATAAGTATGGTAAATCTCATGAGGACCATGGTTCAATTGCAGATGATGATGGGGGGAGTTAGTATGAACAAAGCTGGTAGATTTTATAATACCAAAACCGGTAGATATGGTAAGACTCCCAATCCTGGTATGTCCCCCACTACTTCACTCATTGGAGGTGTAGTTGGAGGTACTGTAGCTAATCAAGCTGGTAAACAAGCTGCTAAAACTGTTGCTACTAAGGGTTTAGCTTCGGTAGGTGGTAGGTTATTGGGATTACTTGGTGGACCCTGGGGATTAGCTATTACCGTAGGTTTACCATTATTAATAGAAGTAGGTAGTAGACTTATTGATTCAGTAGATAGGAATACTAATGCCCAAGATAAAGAAGACCCATCTGCAATCAGAGCTCAGAATGAAGAAAGGTTCTTGAATGCAATGAGAGCAGCTATTAGAGATGGGTTAAAAGACGGTAAGATTAATATCAGTGTAGATGGTGAGATATTGGGGGATTACTCTTTGGGTTCTCAGCAAGATTATACTGGTGTAGCATTAGGATTATAAAATTAAAACACTATGGCTAGAGTATTAAATAAAGCAGCAGGTAAGGTCGTTGAAAAATATAATGACCTTACAAGGGATACCGCAGGAGTTCTTACGGGTCCCTTAAATAAACTATGGAGAGCTCGGATATTACTCAATCGAACTATTTCTACTCTTCCAAAGGATGATGCTCAAAAGGGTAAACTCTATGACCCAAATGGAGTAATTGGAGAAGCTCAAATATCATCTAAGAATCCAACCCTAAACAAACAGCTCCAGGCTAAATGGAGAATGGAATTACAATTTCCAAGATTAGAAGAAGGTGAAGGAGTAGACCCAGCAAAAGGGAATAAGAATACCACTAATTACAGAAACTTTGAGGCTAAAGCTGATATCATATATCAGAATGAGGTAAGGATATATAATATGACTGTTAACCCTACTCAGTATATTACCTTACAGAATAGACCTCCAGAGTTGGACTTCAGGGGAGAAACCACATGGGCAACTATCAAATCCATGGGAAGGAATACTCCTATGTATCACTTTACTGGTGCTGAGGACATCATTCAATTCAATGTATCTTGGTACTGTAATGACCCAGAGAATCCAGAGGAGGTAATTAATAAGTGTAGGTTATTAGAGGCCTGGACTAAAGCTAACGGTTATCAATCGCTCCGCCTATTGTTAAGATAGAATGGGGGGATTCGGGTATATTTGATAATCACTATTACATCCTTACTTCAGCAACCTATACTCTGAAGAACTTTCAGAATGGTTATAGGATAAGGGTACCTGGAAAGCCAGCTACCTTTGGTAATGGTAGGTTATTACCTGCAGCAGCAACTCAAGAATTGATTTTCAAGAGAGTAAGTGCATATAATCTATCCTATGGAGATTTTATAAATTCGGATTCACTTAAAAAGACGGGAGGTATTAAATATGATTGATATTAACCAATATCTGACGGGAGCTAGCCTTATAATAATGCCTATGCTCTAAATTACGGAGATGGAGATTACTCTTTAGAAACTCCAGTAGTTTCTGTACCTTCATCCTCAAATGATATTCAACATACTATTAAGGATGGAGAGACTTTACAGAATATAGCCTATAAATACTATGGGGATTCAGGTAAATGGTATCTTATTGCAGAAGCTAATGGTATACTAAACCCTTTTAAAGAGGTAGAAAGTGGAACACTTATAAGAATCCCCGCTTATGGCAGCTAAACAAAAACCCATATTATATAACGGAATGGGCCAACCATACTTGGCTCTATTCGATTTTAGAGGTATGCCGATAATGAATCCCATTACTGGTATACCTCTTGGAGCTTATATTAGTACCTGGAATTATAGGTATGATGAAGAAAAAGAAAATCTTGCTACAATTACATTTGATACTGGAGATCCCGATACTGTGGACATAGAGGCTTTACAAGAAGGTAATGTGATATGCTTACAGTGGGGATACATATACCCAGACGGTCAATTTGTATCGGGTCCAATTAAAACTATCAAGGTCAGGGATTTTGAGGCAAAGTTTGATTCTACTGGTACCCATGTAACTATCAAGTGTATAGACTCTATTGGTGATTTAAGATATCAGCCACCATATAATTTCTCTGAAGCTTCAGAGAATAGTTTATCTTCCTATTTAGATGGTGGTTGTGATAATGGTGTAGGTGTAATCATAGAAATCTTTCAGTAATGGAACAACGAATAATAAGTAATAAAGTATATGAGTCACTACAGGTACCTACAGAGAATACTCGTACTACTACTGGAAAGGTGCTTTATGCTAATAGGTACAGTGGAGTAGCAGAAGTGGCTATGCCAGAAGATTTGAAGGCCCTAATCAATAGTGACTTCGGATTAGTTGGCAAGAATATCTTAGTTCAATTAGAACAAAAGATGAGAGGTTATACTAATGGCCCTTGGTATATAGATTCAAGAGATAATGTTATTTATATACATAATAGGAAATTTCATGAAGAACCAGTAACTGTTTATACTTATCAGGGAGAGAATGGGGAAGTACTTAGTGTTCAATTTTCTACTCAAAAAGTAACTAAGAGAGTTAAGGCTACACTATCTCCCGCTATTAATCCAGAGAGTAAAGATTTAGAAGTATTAAGTACTGGGATTGATGATACTGAAAAATTACCCGAGATAGTAGCTAATGAGAATAATGGGGTCTATTATAATAATTGGAAAACCTCAATAGGTAAATATGGAGCAGAGAATAATCCCCAAGATATACCTACTATCAGGCAGATGAGGTTAAATCATACCCTAAAGACTGACCCTAACTTAAGAGCTTCATTTGAAGCTAGGAAACAAGTAGATGACAAATGGAATCAAGATGTAGCAGAGTATTCTGCTTCTAATCCCGCCGAAGCTTATAGACAAGGTAAGGAAAAATTCCTTAATGAACTTAGTACAGATCAGGTAAGAAGTATCATAAATAAAACCATTCAAAGAGAGGAATTTCCGGCTGATAGGCGTGCAGCTTTAAATGCTGCCCTTAAGAATGTAGTTAATGGTGAAACATTAGATGAAGATCTATACAATATCCTCAAGAATGAAAGATACCTTTTCGAGGGTAAAGAACAAATGGAATTCATGGTCATAGAAGACCTGGACCCAAGAGACTTTGACCCAGAGCATACTCCCAAGGGTGGAGCTACTGCTTGGGGATTAGAGGATGAAGAAAGTGTTCATCGAGGTATATCGGCTTTAAAGAAAGGCCTTATACTATGGTGATCGATGACACCCCGGTTATCAAATATAAAAACCCATTAAATCAGAGTTTGGGTATTTATAGCGTTACAGTGAAAGTTCAACATTGGAAAAAAGCTAATGTTGAGATACCCCTGTACAAACTTTACCATAATCTATTCAGTAGATATGGGGGGATAGATAAGTGGGCTTGGGCAGCTAATGCTAATGCTAATGGTGGTTTAAAGTATACAGAGAGTAAACTGGTTTGTCAGATGCAAGTTGTTGGAAGACCCTTACTAGCCTCTTCTCAGGTATTAATATTAGAGAATGTTGGTAAACGATGGTCTGGTCCTTGGTATATAAAACAATGTACCCACTCTATGGATGCAGGCCAGGGATATGTAACTAATTTAGAGTTAGTAAAGAATTCGAGTAGGGCTGGTTCTACTACTTCTAAGACTGGACTGTCTACTCAAACGGTTATAGCTAATGATGCTAAAGCTAATGCTGTAACCTCTAAGGGTAAAGCTAAGAAAGCTTTAAGTAATATCAATGAATTAGATTTGAGTTGGACTTACAATGAGGTGGCCTATTTCATTGAATCTGGTATTATGGATAAGGAAGGAAACGTATTGGATGTTAAACGTAGGGATGAGATGGCTCGAAAGAAGGCTTACTATACTGAAGTATTAGCTAAGACTCCAATCGAGAAAGCAGAAGGTATAGCTGTAAGCTCTGGTAGTTTAACTACTTCTTCAGGTAAGGTAATACCCGGAAAGATAACCATCAAAGATATTCAAGTACCCGATGGTTATTGGGTTAAATTCGATTATATGGAAGTAGCCATAAAGAGATTCAAAGAATATATCAAGAATAAGGAAGCGAGGTAATTATGGGCTATGAAACTGCAAAGATAATAACAGAAGAAGGATTAGAGGGTCTTGGAAGATACTACTCTATATACCGAGGTATAGTTGTTGATAATAATGATACCGAAAAGAAGATGAATAGGGTAAAAGTATGTATACCAGAAGTAATGGGAGGTACCTTTGCTTGGGCTTTACCGAAAGGCCAACATGGTTCAATAAGTAGTGGGTTTAAGTTCTTAGCCCCTAAGGTAGGAGATATAGTATTCATTACTTTTGAATTTGGTGACCCTACTAAACCATTATGGGAATACCATGTTGGGGTATGAATCAAGTACCCCAACCCTTAGACGGTCCAAATAAAATGGGGATAGTTACTCCTGAAGGTAACCTCATTATAATAGACGATGATAATGGGAAACTAAATCTCTACTTTAATGGGGACGTATCGGTTTATTCTGAATCTAACGTAATAGTATCAGCTAATAAAGATATCAATATATCCCCAGGTGATACCCTTATATTAAATACTGGAGAAAATCATGGGTTAATCAATATTGCCCAACTAACCGAAAAACTAAATCAAACTATTCAAGAACTAGAACAACTTCGTAGTATGTTCAACTCTCATGTACACTCAGGTGTAACTACTGGGCCAGGTTCTTCTGGCCCAACTTTAACTCAAATAACTAAACCTTTCTCACAATTCGTTGTAGACGATTATGAGGATAAAACCTGCATACACTAATGGAAAAGAATTACTTTACAGACTTAGTTGGTATAGGTGTAACTTATCCTATCCAACTTACAACTAATGAAAATGGGGAAAGAGGTTGGTACCCAGTAAACGGGGATTTTAAACTTATCAGGGATAATATAAGTTCTATATTGTATTATATGATAGGTCAGAGATTTCGACAGGAAAACTTTGGTAGTAAACTATGGCAATGTATTGAGGAACCAAACTCACAAGCCCTAAGTTTTATAATTAAAGAGTTTTTAAAACAAGCCATAGGTGCATGGGAACAGAGAATAACCTTCCAAAATATCACAGTTACTAGAGTTGATGCAAAAATACACATAGAAGTAGCTTATGTAATAAATGGAACAAATTCTAGTCAGTACCTCGATATCACCTATGATAGGTCAGATAATTCATTAAATACACAATAATATGGGAATCACAAATAAATGGCTTAACCCATACCAGAGGTCTTATCAACAGATTAAGGCCAAGCTGGTTGAATCCCTTATGGGGCTTAAAGACCCTCAGGGTCAGAAACTCATAACGGATTATTCGGAGGGGAATATCTTAATTATCATCCTCTCATTGTTTGCGGCAATTGCGAAGTACTTCACTATTATGTAGATAATATGGCAAGGGAAACCTTCCTATCTACTGCAAGAAGGTATGATTCGGTAGTTAAACATGGAGCTTTGGTAGATTACCATGCTCGAGCAGCAATTGCTGCTACAGTAGATGTAATCTTATCTCGAAGCATTACTGGTAACTCTATTGGAGCTAAATTAACCATACCTCAAGGAACTCTATTTACAGATTCCAGTGGTAATTCTTGGTTATCTGCTAGGGATGTAACTTGGTATTCGAATGTAACAACATGTAAAGTACCTATAATTCAACATGAGAAGTATACTGCAAGTGCTCTTAATAATATGCTAATACCTACTGGAGACAGGGTAATAATTCACCTCGGTACCTTGCCAAATGGTAAGTACTATGAACAAGGCTCTATGTCTTTACAGATAGGTGGAGAAACTTGGGTATTGGTAGATACCTTTGCAAAATCAAAGCCAACGGATAAACACTTTATGGTTTCAGTAGATGAAGCTCTTAACCCTTACATAATGTTTGGGGATGGAACCTTCGGTAAGAAACCTGCAGCAGGTGCAAAAATAACCAATGTAGTATTCTACTTAACTAATGGTACTCAAGGTAATGTAAAGAGTAATACCATTACTTCGGTACCCTCAATAATCTCTTCTTCAATTATTGATGCTACAGTAAATAATGCTTATGATGCTGGAGGTGGTTCAAACTATGAGAACTTTATAATGCTTAAGGAACATATACCTTTGAGTGTAAAGACTTTGGGAGTAGCAATTACCAAAGAGGATTTCGAAAGTTTGGCTATGTTGGTTGATGGGGTAAACAAAGCTAAAGCCGATTATGAATGTGGTAGAAAGCTTACAGTATATATCAGTCCTGATGGTGGAGCTATTGCTTCTTCTGAATTAATAAATAGGGTATACAACCTATTATCTCAAAGAGCACCTATGACTACTTGGTTAAAGGTTAAATCTGCAGGCAAGGTTCAGATTATTCTAGAGATGGAAGTTACTGGTAAGAAGTCTTATAAGACTCCAGAGATACAAACTCAAATTCTTACGGCTTTATATAATGCCTATTCTCCAGAGCAAGCTCAGATAGGTGGAAGCGTAAGGTTATCAGATATCTATGCCTTAATAGATAATCTATCAACCGTAGATTACCTTCACCTTACTAAGTTCTATATTAAACCCTGGCCTACTACCATTTATGGTAATAAGGAATTAAACCTTGGCCAATTTAAATTGAACAAGGCAAATGGTTCTATGACTTACTACATAACCTTCAATTCCTCAACTACTTTTACAGTACGTTCAGTATCGAATGGTTATGTAACTACTGGCTCAGTCGGTAGCTCTATTCAGATTATAGATAAAGCTAATGGTTTTGATTTCTCATTGGATATCCAAAACAATAGCTATCAATCAGGTTATCGATATTCTATTACAGTATCTGAACCAAACCATGATTATGAAGACCCTGGCTTTAATTTGCCAGTATTCGAGAATGCTTCACAATTAACATTAACAGTTAACGAAATAGTATAATGATAAACCTCAAAAATCTAATCGACTTTTTACCATTCGAATATAAGGACCAAGATACTTATAAGGTAAATGGTAAAGGCATCTTAGAGAGGTTTCTAGAAATTTGTGGAGAGCATTTTGAAGATTATATTACAAAGGATATTGAGAATATATTGGATATTATCGATATAGATAAAACCCCAGATATGTATCTCAATTTCCTTTGGCAATTTCTTGGAGAAATGCCCTTTGCTTATGGGAACACGATAGATGCACAGAAATGGGCAGAGTACTTTAATGGGTTCTACTCGGATAGTAAACTCCAGGAGTTATCAAAGCTTTGGATAATACCAAAGGAGGGACCCTTTACTTTAACCAGTACTCAAGTAAGAAACATCCTGAAGTATTCGATATCTCTTTTTAAAATAAGAGGTACCTCTGAGTCTTCGAAATAATGATGAGGCTGTATGGGTTAACCTGCGTAGTAACTGACCCTGCAAAGGCTGATAGTTATGATGGTTGGGTAAAAGGTAATCCACACTTTGACCAGTATTACCATTATGACGATAAGTATACCTATGATAATACTTTCGATTGTTCTCAATGTATACCGGTAACCTTTAGACTTACCGGTCATGGATATACTTCGAACTCGGCAGCTTTCAGAAAATTTAGAGAAGCCGTAGAGGCTTTCTTTAAAAGATTCATACCCTATCATGTATCTTTCGATATTCAATATGGGTTTACCGTAAATGATGGGTATACAATTAAAGCTGAGTTAGTAAATCCGGACCAACCCAATCTTATTACTTCAGAGGTATATGAAGTACCGGTAAAGGTAACTGTAACTTCAGATTGGATAAATGCCGACCTAAGATATCAGATATCCAGTGATAATATAAATTGGGGTTACACTAAACACGAAAGTGGTTCCATTTTTAATATACCCAGAGCAGGTACTTATTATTTTAGAAGTGTGGGAGACCCTACTAAGGTAACTCAAATCACGGTTAATCAAGAATCTTATAATCGAGTATATTCTATTACTTGTGACCCTATTACTGGAAAGATAACTCCTACTAACCTAAAAGTAAGTACAGTAGTAAGGGCAAACGTATCCTATAAGGGTACCGTGAAAACCTGTAATGTACGATTATCCGGTACTGATATAGTGAAAGTCTCTGGCTCAACTTGGGAATTTTCAGAGCCTGGTACCTACATCTTTGAGATTGTAGAGTTCCCAGTAAAGCAAACTTCATTTGTTGTAACTCGAGAAGAGATTACATATAAGGTAAGATGTACACCTTCTGAATTTAGAGTTGGGGATAAGCAAAGTATCAAGGATGCTACTACCACTCTTACCATCGAATCGAATTACCCAGAATCATTTACTGGTGAACTATACTGTAGGTTAATCGGTGATACCAAGTTGTTTAAGAACGGTGATAAGTTTACTGCTAACAGTTATGGTACTTATAAATTTAAATGTACTTTAGATAAAAGAGAAACTGATGAAGGTGTGGGTATCTTTGAAGTAGTTTCAGGTAAAACTGCTATATATAGGATCAGTATTAATCCATCTACATCTACTCTATATAACGGTTCTGCAAAAACTACCGTAATAATACAATGTATTTCGGGTAATGGTGATGATTACCGAGTTAAAGTAGTAGAAACTGGGGAAACCTTCAATGCTGAAAACGGGTATGTATATACTACTAATAGAGCAGGTACTTATACTTTCCAATCTGTAGCCTACCCAACTGCAAAGACTACTTGGGTAGTTAAGAATACCCCAGTTGTATATCAGAACAAACTAAAGATAGTTCCTTCAGATCCTTCAGATTCAAAGTGGAAAGAACCTAACTGGTCATTACCCGAAAGCCAAATTGATGATACTTATGCAGTATACCAATTACTGGATGAGAAGTCTGCTTGTAAGTTCCATCTTGAGGAAATGAAAAATGAGGTCAATGTAAGTGGTACTGCTACCTGTGATGAGAACGGGGAAACCTATAACCTTGATGAGGAAATTGTTCTTACCAAGCTGGGACTTATACCTTTGTGGCAGATGATGGTTCTTCATTAAGGTGTCAAGTAATATTGGAAGATTACCCTACTATTATAGAATTAACCGTTGACCCAAGTTATGCCGAATTAAAGGGTACCATTAAACAAGTATATTGTTTAATTAGGTGTAGTTCTAATAAAGCTGAATTCGATAGTAGAGTTAGACAAGTTGGCAAAGTAACTACTTTTGATGCTGGTGGAGCCGGATATGAATTTACTACGGCTACCGCTGGAGAATACATTTTTGAATCAGTTGCCGATACTTCGGTACGGGCTAAGTTTACGGTAGTAGATGCTGACTTATTAAGCGTTAGTCCTCAAAAGTTAGAATGGGAACATGATGACCTCTCAGAAAAAACATTTACCATTACAACTTACAGTAATCAATCTTGGCAAATAGTAAAACAATGATAAATTCAACAATCGATAGAATAACAGAGACCACAACTCAGTCTTTATTCAAGGCATTCACTGTGGGTATATTGGGAGAGTGTACACAAATCTTGTATGATTTGAGATGGATGATAATTCTTGCAATAATTCTAATTTTATCAGATTTATGGTTTGGGTTATCGGCAAGTAGGTTACAGAAAATCGAAATTCGAAAATCTAGAGCTGGAAGAAGAACTCTAAACAAGATAGTAGATTATATCTGCTATGTTCTACTTGGTGCTGTACTTGGTAAAGCTATTGGAGAACCCTATGGGATGAACCCAATAGTGGTATCAATAACGGTTATGGTAATATGCTACTGTTTCGAAGTAGATAGTATATATGGACACATCTGTGAAATACATGGTATTAAGAAACGGTATAGTATATGGAGAATACTCTTTAAATTGTTAACCTTAAAGTTCAAGGATGTAGGTGAAGCATTTAAAGATATGTCAGAACAAAAGAATCAATTTAAAAATACTAAGGACAATGAAGACGTACTTTAAGTATGAAGGTATTATTAAATCAAAGGAAGCAGCAGAGGCAATTGCTGCTCCTTCTGGTTTAGGACCATTCTGTGGATTTGGCTCAGCTACCATAAATGGTAACAAGTTAGTGGTATCTCCTCAGGGAGTTGCTGGAAGTAAGTATGCCAATGTAATCAAGGATAGGATTATGGCAAGGTATATGGCAAAGGCTTCAGAAGATGGAGAATTGCCAGATGTAAACTTTGGGTGTATTTCAAGGGATGGGTATGTATTTATATCTGATGAACAAACTATTACCATTGAGAACATCCAAGGTACCCAAGGTTCAACGGAAGAGGTATTACTCTTTGCAGTACACACTACTATCTCCGAACCTGTAGATAACCCAGTAGACTTTGTAGCTTATTGGAATGAATCCTCCGAAAGCTTCTACACCTTGTTTAAAAAGTCTCTGGATATTTATTATCCGATTGCCGAAGAGAATCGTACACCGGATATCATTAATAATGATGTATATTCTAATTACGATATGACCTATAGCAATCTTCTAGAGATGGTAGAGAGTGCTTGCCCTTATTACTCTAATAATAAAACTTCCGTTGTTCTTATCGGAGTATATGGTAAGGGTACTGATGCAATGACCAAACGAAATGAGAACTTTGCTATCGTACCCTATCAAGGTAAGTTTCAAGAAATCCCTTATACTACTGCTGCTCAGAGTATGATGAGGGAATCAGTGAAAAGAGTAGAACAGATAAATTCAGGCTTTCCAGTAGTAGATGAATCGGGTACTAAGTTAAATATCAAGCAATACATTGATAGTCAAATTGAGGCTATCAGAAAAGAATTCTCTGAATCTCTGAGTACTGCTAACTTACCAATCGGTTCTATTATTCTTTGGGAAACCGATGTAATACCAATGGTTGGGCAGAATATACTAAGGCAGCTGGTAGAATAGTTATTGGTTACCAAGCTGGAGGTGTTCAAATTGGGGATGAAGTAATGTTACAGAATGTTGGAGATTACTATACACCAACTAAGGGTAATTTCTTAATCTCTATTAAAGGTGATGACCTTCCTAAGCATAGGCATGCTCTTGGTGTATCTAAAGGTAAACAAGATGATGCCAATAAATGGCAGAACGTTCGTCCTCAATCTTTCTTTAATAGGGAGACGGGATTGAATGGAGATTTCGGTAGAGGAACTCCTACCAAGGGTATTCAAGATGGTGCTATCGTAGTAAGCTGGAACCTATTAGGGGAATCTTTCTTACAAGAAACTTCGGTAGAAACTTTGGATATTGAAAAATTGCCACCGACTATTACATTACGATATATCCAAAAGATATCATCATAAAGTTGTTATTAGTTATTTAGTAGTATTAAAACTCATGTGTATTATTTGTATTGTTTAAGAGTAAACATTTGTTTACAATCTGTGTTTTGCGTAGTAAAAATCAATTAGGGAGGGGGCGTTGGGAAACGCCCCTTTTCTTTTGTGTTAATACTTAAGTTCTTCTTTAGCTCGGTCTTCCCAATATTGTATATCTTGTCTAAGTTCTGATATATATCTCATAGATTCATTAGTCTTAGGCATTTCGAAAAATTCGATAATCATTATATTAGTTATTCGAGTACTATTTTCAAGCCTTTCCTTGATAAAGGGGGGAGGAGTAATTAATACCTCAAACAAAAGATAGGCATCTGGAGAAAGCTTATCCTTCATATAAGTATACATCATATCAAGCATTTCTGATTTAGCTTTCTCTTCTTCGGTATCATCCTCTAATTCTTTATCATTATCGAATAAGTCATCGAGTTTAAAGAGGCTTTGATTATACTCTGCCTGTTCTCCGTATGCAGAACGAAGCAATTTATTTTTGAATGTACTAAGTGATGCAAGGATTCTTGCTTTAAGATGTTCTTCAGTACATTCACCATAGTATTTGTTGAAAACAAATAACATCTTATCCCAGAAATAAGATTGGATAATATCCGGTGTAAGATTAAACCGTTTATAATCAATCTGTCTGGTAAGGTTTCTAATTACTGGCTTACAAACTTTATAAAGTCTGTTGAAAGTAGCTTCATCATATTCTTGCATAGGTTTTAATCGATGAAGCTCTGAACCGTTATTTCCTTTACTTTTTCCCATGTTTTTAAATATTCGTTATGCAAATATAAGTATTTTTTCTTATATAAAATAATAATATTAAATATTCGGGAGCTTAAGGTAGTGGATTAGTAGTTTCTAGATAGATGTCAACATACTTAGAACTATCTCGGTACTATCAAAATCTATTAGTTTATATAATATTGCAATATAGATATGAAGAAATTTAAAGACAACATCAAGTTCAGTTTTTCTCCTGAGTTTCAGTTCGAGATACTCAGGTTTGTTTTAAAAGATAAGGAAGGAGGATTAGTACTCAAAAGGATTAAATCCAATTACCTGGTTCTCATAGAACACTCCCTTATCTTCGAGGGTATATCAAAGTATTTTAAGAAGCAAGGCAGAATGCCTCCGAGAATATCTTAAAGGAAGTATTAAAAGAGTTACTAGAATCTAAAACCTATGTGGATTTGGTAACTAAAGATGATATACCCAATATCAATAAACTAATAAGTAATCTCTATCATATACCCCTATCGGATTCTGATTATATAAAAGAAAAGATATATCAGTTCTCTACTTATGTTGAGATGAAGAACTTAAATGATTCCTTCGATTTGGATAACTTCGAACAATACGAAGAGTATTCGAGGAAGATTGAAAAGGTACTTCAGAAAAGTAAACCTAAGAAAGAAGATGAACCTTTATATATGATTCGGGATATTACCGAGAGACAGTTTAGAAGACAATCAGAACCTTCAGTTATACCTTGCCCATTTAGGCAGTTGAATGAACTAACTAATGCAGGAGGTTATCCAGAGCATTCAGTTAACGTGATATTGGATAAACCCAAGGCAAAGAAAACCTTCTTTATGGTAAACCTTGCAAGAGGTTATCTCAGAATGAAGAAGTCAGTATTATATATTGATACAGAAAATGGTCAAGAACAGATCATGGACCGTTTCATTCAATCCAGTATTAATAAAACCAAGAAGGAATTATACTCGGGTGAATATGATAAACTTGAGGCAAAGCATTTAAGGAAACTTGCAAGGTTTGGAGTTGAATTAGTGGTTGAGCGTGTACCAGCAATGATTACTAATACCACTTATATAAGGGAAAAGATAATTCAACTTCGTAATCAAGGAATCGATATTAAAGTTCTTATGGTTGACTACGCTGGTAAACTTGCATCAATAGCGGGGGATAGGGAAGATTTCGAAAGAATATCTAATGTATATATAGACTTGAGTAACTTAGCCGAAGAAATGAAACTTGATATAATCTGGACTGCACATCATATTACTAGAGAGGGTAAAAAACATAGAAAAACCCGATATGATGAAAATGATATATCTGGTTCTATAACCATAGTAAGAAATGCTCAAGTAATTATGGGGTTAAATGCTACAGAACAAGAAGAAAGGGATGATATATTAAGGGCCGAGATAGTGGTTCAAAGGGATGGTCTACCATCAGGTAGAGCTCTTTTTAAATGCTCTACAGAAACTCAACGGTGTACCGAATTTACTAGAGAACAACGAAAAGAATATGACAGGGTATATGGAGAACAACTGGATAATTCTCTAAAAAGTTCTAGTAACCCAGATGCTAATATAGAGAAATATAACAAAAAGCAAGGAGATATATAATGAAAGATAATATACCAGGATTTATGGGATACTACGTTTCTAAAACTGGGAGCGTATATTCAAGATATGTCCGAGGAAGTAGGGGTAAATTAAGTAATGAGTTTACCCCACTAATACCAAAGAAACGTCCCAAATATTATAGTGTATCCCTTTATAGGGATGGTAAGTCTACAAAGATTTTTGTTCACAGATTAGTAGCTACTGTTTATGTACCTAACCCCAATAATTTACCTGTAGTAATGCACTTAGATAACGATATTTATAATAATTATTATAAGAATCTAAAAAGGGGGTACCCAGAAAGAAAATGTACACCAATCTATCAGGGATGGTAATAATCTGATTTCAGTAATGGGTAAGGATAATATACATCGTAAATTAAACTTAAATGATATACCTAAAGTAAAAGCTTATTATAATACATTATTATCTGAACTAATCCAATTAGGGTTTACTAAATGGAAAGTAAACAAAACTTTATTAAGGGTTCTAGGAAAGAGATTTGGAGTTGGTGATAGGGTAATTCGTAATATATTAAATAACAGTTATGAAAACAAAGAAAGTAGAGGTAGTAAAAGATAGATGGTCTGATGGGATAGCTTTAGAAATATCTCATAATGGTTGGCAAATCATTGCTATTAATGATTTAGATTTAGAGGATTTAAAGAAACTTCGAAAAGTAATTTAGAAAAGCTATAAGAGGGTATGAAAATAACCAATCAGTTTAAATCTAGACTAAGGACATACTTCATTAAACGATTAGGAGCATTCGATTATAAGCATGGCTGGATGCGTATACCAACTTGCCCCTATTGTGGAGAGAACATAAGTTGGGAGTTAACCTTTCTATGTATAGAACCCATTGTTTTAGATGTAATGCCCATCCTTCTCCTGCTCAACTAATAATGGACATAGAAGGATTTACTGAGTACCATGAACTAATTAATTTTTTGAACAATGGACAATTTGATGAACTTCAATTTAAGGAAGAGAAAATCGAACTTGCCGAGAGTAAGCCCCTGTATCTCCCTGAGGGATTTAGAAATATTTCGATTGGAGACAGCCAACTTGCAAAAAGTATTAGGGGATATATCAAGAAACGTGGCTTCAACCCCGACCAGTTTTCAAGATTTGGTATCGGCTATGGAACAATGGGCACGACTTACGGGTACCTTATCATCCCGTTCTATTATCAAGGACAACTTAAATATTACAATGCTCGGAACGTTATCGGAAAAGGTCCCAGGTATAATAATCCCGATAAAGATATCACAGGCCTTGGCAAACAATTTATCATCTTTAATCATGACGCATTGGAAATGTACCGGTCGGTATTCATTTGCGAGGGAGCACTTAATGCTCTCACAATGGGCGATAGAGGAATTGCCACAATGGGCAAAGCTATTAGTCAGTACCAAATCAATGAATTACTTAAATCCCAATGCGAAAGATATATTATACTCTTGGACCCAGACGCCAAGCAATATGCAATCAATTTGGCGCTCAAACTTGTTGCCTATAAAAAGGTCAAGGTGGTGTTTTTACCAGACGGAAAGGATTGCAACGATCTTGGGAAAAGGGAAGTCTTAAGGTTAGTATATAATACTCGGTATCAAAGTTATCAAGAATTGATTGCTATCAGAAACTCATTGAAATAGGGAGTTCCTATTATATTATAAAATAATATATTTATGCGTGAACCATCTATCCATATAACTAAGTCTCAATTTGAGGAAATATTAAATACCTTAGAGGTAGATAATTTCCCAGTTGAGGCTTTTTTTGTTATTGCTCGAAAGGAGGCAATAAATCATAGAGCAGTCTTAGTTTCTAACAATAAGAATACTAAGAAAGTTTCTAACATTTTACTAGCATCCAAGGGAGATGCTGCCCTTGTTGCTGATATTTTATACGCAACTCGTATAAAGTTAAAGCATAGGGGAGTTCGGAAAATAAATGAAAGTAATTCCCGAGAATGGGCAAATTGTAAAAAGCTTGCAGAGATATGTAATACCTTTTGTGAGGATTTTAAACTTGATACCAGGGAAGGTTTTATTAAATACATTGAGACTGGGTTAAAGAGAATGACTGATTATAGGAATGTTATGCAAAGGTTATTATCCATGCAGGAGAACATTACTAATCAGGTAGAGGCCGAAATAGAATTGCAATATTCAGATTCAAAGCTTACTAAAGAGATACATGATTACTTTATAGGTAAGATTGCTAAGGCAACTGGTATTTATGAATCTTATGAAAACAAACCAGAGAAGTATGTACACTTTGCAAAGGTAGGAGAATTCCTAAAAGAAGAGGGTTGGGATTATAAGACATTCATTGATGCTCAGTTTGAATCTCTTGCATGGTGTAATGGATTACCAGATATTGCACAGATGTATACGGATAAAGCAATTGAAAGATACAATAAGTATTTATATAAGTATAAGAACAAAAAATCCCTGGAAGAGGAACCCGAAGTTGAAGGTTCTCTCTGGGAAAAAATTAATAATTAAAAAAGTAATATGAAAGGTTTACAATTTTTCGGAAACAGAGTGGAGGATGCAGCTAATGCTTTTATTGATGTCCTCAAGTATTCAGACCAATCGGTAACTTATCCCGATTTTAAGGATATCGACCCTTGGCTGATGAGATAATTAATATGTTCTATGTGATTTGGAAGAATGCCAAATTTTCAGAACTAAGTGCAATTATTATGTATACCCAACAGTCTTCTAGATTCGAGGAGGTATCAGAATTGATGTTGGGTATTGGTTTGGTAGAGATGAGGCATCTTGACAAGATATCTGATTTCTTACAAAGGGCAGACCCATACGAGGATTACTCTACCATGAATATTAATCCTACGATTGAGATTGGTTCTACTTGGGAACAAGCTTTAAAGATTGCTTTGAATTCTGAGATAGAAACTATTGGTCACTACAAGAAAATCCAAAGAGCAATTGCTCAATACGAGGAACGTTCTGATTATAATGACGTGAATTATTTCCTTGAGAAATTGATTGCGGATGAGGAGCATCATATGAAACTTCTCAAGGAAGCAATGGGTATGGATAAAGCTACTAAAGGTGTAACTGTAATTATCAAATGAGTAAGCTAATTATTCAGAATGGAAATATGTGTGAACTTGACTTACCTCTTAAGTTCGCACAGAAACTTTATAATGAGTTTGCCATTCGACATCCAAATGCTTTCTACTTACGTACAAGGCAAAGAGGTATGCAGAATTGGGATGGTAAAATTCACTACATTACCAAGACTGGGCAATTTAAAATAGGTTTACTTCCTAAGGTATACGATATGTGTATTGAAATGGGGATTAAACCTAAAGTTGTAGATATGAGACAACCCTTACCTAAAGTCAGTAAAGTAGTTACGAATATAGGTAAATATAAATTAAGACCCGAGCAAGAGAAAGCAGTTAAGTCTGTGATTAATAATCGAGTAGGTGATACACCTTTCCATATTGGTGTATTAGATTACACGGTTAATGCCGGTAAAACTCTTATCATGTCGTCTTTATATTTAACCTATAAGAAGCAGTTAAAGACTTTGCTAATAACTAATGACTCAGATTGGTTAAATCAAGCTAGAGAAGAATTTAAGCAATATCTTCCGGGAGAAGATATCACTTTTGTTCAAGGCAAGGTTTTAAACTGGAGTAACTTTACTATAGGTATGGTTCAATCCATCTCAAGGAATATGAGGTTCTATCAAAAGGAATTATCTCAAATAGATATGGTACTTGTGGATGAGGCTGACCAGGGAGGTAGTAAGCAATATCAGAATGTAATCACTAGATTGTTTAATACCCGAATTCGTATAGGATTATCCGGTACCATTTATATGAGTAAACTTGCTAAGGATAAGGTCAAGAACATGAACCTAGAATGTTTCTTTGGTAAAGTGATTGCTGAGTTTAAACTTAAGGATTCCATCAAGAAGGGTTACTCAACTAAAACTATCGTAAAGATGGTACCCGGTAAACCTTGGTATGGTAATTGGGAATCTGATTGTATATCCTATAAGGAGATATATGATGATTCTATTACCGAAAATAATACCGCGTGGACCATGGCTTATAATCGATTACGATGGAATATTAATCAAGGTAGATATCCTGCTCTTGTAGTATGCAAGCATATTGCACATTGTGAAAATCTATATAAGTTCTTTAAAAAGAAACTGGGCGATGCCTATAATATTGCCTACGTGCATGTTAATACTCCCTCTAAGTTAAGACAACAAATAATGAGGGATTTTAGGGAAGGCAAAATAGATATCCTGGTATCAACTACAATCATTGCTCGAGGTAAAAACTTTCCTAAGCTTAGGTATTTACTTAATGCAGCAAGCATGGATAGTCAGGAAAAATCTATTCAGTTTCTTGGTCGTTTGGTAAGAACCGATAAATCGAAAAAGAAAGTATACCTGGATGACCTTCATTATCCTGGCCCTTATTTAGATAGGCATGGTAAGCATAGGAAGCAATATTATCAGAGACAAGAATTGAAAGTAATATTGTTAGATAAGCTATGGAAGAAACATCCTAACCATAGCCTTATTAAGAGTTAACTAGAAGTACTATGAGTATTTACTTTTTCTCCGTAGGAGGAAAAGAAGATTACAATTAATAAGCATATAGGCATTATGAATAATGATAAACTAATATGTATCAGAGATGAGGATGATAATAAACTAACTACTCTATTATCAGATGGTTGGAAGATAATCCAAATCTCTGCATCCGGTATTTATTGCTGGGTACTCTTAAGGAAAACCCAATAACACTAAAAAGAAAATTAAAGGCTTTCAGTGATGGAGAAATATATTTTAATTACAGCGGTGGTTATTATGATAATAATACTCGCTTTAGACTTCATACTTTCTAAGGATGGCTATCAATGCCATTCATGTAAGAAACGTTTTCATAAAGAGGATTTAGAAATCAAGGGATGGCATTTCAAAGAATGGGTATGTCCTAATTGTAAACACCTTAATTATACTTATGATGAGGAAGATTAAAGAATGGTTTAAGTCTCTTGTTGTGGGAGAGGTACATAATCCTAAACATGTATTCAACTGTAGAGATTTGATATGGATATCAAGCTTGGAAACTTCTCAAAATACTCCCGAATGCTTTACTCATTATTTCTATCTGTACTGGAGTAATGGTATGGTAGTCAAAGTATGTCAAGCGAGTCATGATAGAAATTCATACCAAGAATTATATAAACTCAGGGAACTATTTATTAATAACATGGGTTATTCCTATGTTCCGATAGAAGATAACAGTGAGATATACATTTATTATAAACGTAAAAAGGATATATAATGGCTAAGAAAAAGAAACAACTTCCTGACTTATCGAAGCAAGATATTCTTACTCCCATAGATGTAAGTACTCTGGGAACTAATGGAGACCCTTGCTTTGGTATTGGGTATGATTTATCAACTAAGGAATGTAAACTATGCGGAGACTCAGAGCTATGTGCATTCAAGATGTCACAGAACTTGAATATCACAAGGAAAGAGCTAGAACAGAAGAATCAATACAAGGATTTAGATGTACTTGAAGATACCATTGGTATCAAGAAATACATCCGAGGCTTGATTCGGAAAGGGAAAGACAAAAAAGAAGTTATTACTAAAACTGTTGAGAAATTCGAAGTACCCAGAAAACGTATTAGAGAACTTTATAAAGAGTGTACTAAATAATGAAACCAATAGAGATGATATGGGCTATGTTCAAGGTATACCTTAACAACCCAAACTATTTTGTAAAGCAAGAAGATGTACTTGCTAATTTATGTATGGAGGGTTCTACCGAGGTAATCAGGATGTGTAATTCATTGGGAGTACATGTTTCTAGACCCAAGAAATTAACCTTTGGACAACTTTTACGTAAATGTAATATATTATGAACAAATTTAGATTTATCAAAGTAAGGGAGGTAGTATCTCCCAACAGAGCAAACCCAAGTGATGCTGGGTTAGATTTTTATGTACCAACCAACTTGACTTCAGAGGATATCCACTCTAAGAATGAATTTGATTCAGGAGGATATGATTTGGATATACCCTTTAGTGAATCATTCGTAAGGCATATAGCTTTACAACCTGGGCATAGGATACTTATCCCATCGGGTATCAAAGGTTTGCTAGAACCGCCTGCATCTATGCTAATGGCAGCAAACAAATCTGGTATAGCTACTAAGAAAGGATTAATCTTTACTGCCGAGATAGTGGATTCTCCCTATGTTGGAGAGATACACATTGGAGTATACAACACTTCTCAAGAAGCCCAGGTTATTGAAGCTGGCCAGAAGCTGGTACAATTTATTCATGTACCTATCTATATTACTGAACCAGAAGAGATTCAACAAGAGGAATTTTATACTGAATCCCAGATGTGGGGAAGTAGAGGAGGGAATGGTTTTGGTTCATCAGGAAGTAAATAATCATGGACATCAGGAATATAAATGAACAAGTGCCTCAGGTAGAAGAAACTGAGGCACGGGTACTACAGGAAATGTATGTTCTTGGGATAGAGCAATTCTCTGGGTATAAATCCATAGAAAAGCTACCAGATTACCCATTAGATATAAATAATCCAAAGAGCCAAGTTATTCTAAAGGATTTTATTGGTAGAGTTATTGAAGAGTTAACTGAAGGGTTCGAATCTACCGATGAAGTAGTATCTATATATCGTGATTATGGATGGAATAATGATTGCTTAACCTCAGAAGAATACACTCAGGTATTAAATCATCTAGCAAATGCAAATGAAGAACAAGCAGATGCCTTGGGATTCTTCTTTACTTTGCTTTTGTATTCTAATATATTGCCAGAAGATATATTAAAATACCAAGATGCAAAGAGTTTATTTGAGGTAATGGCAATTGGAGTCAAAGACCTACTCATCAAGTACCCAGATCATCGAAGTGTAAGGAAATATCCTATACTAAGTCCAACTGATTGGGCAAGAGAGGATAGAGCAGAGTATGATAAGATAGTTTCTTATACCCCAGGTTTTCATGAAATGAGCGAGATATCTCATGAAAATGAGAAGCTATATTTATGGGAAGTAATATATGAACTTAATAAAGCAAGGAACTTCCTTAAGTGTAGACCCTGGAAACAAACTCAAGTGATGACCAAAGAAATAGATTTTCAGGAATCATTAGTAAAAGCTTTCTATCTCTATATGGGATTCTTAGCCATGAATGGGTTTACTCCTTGCGGATTATTTAGTTTATTCTTTAAAAAACAACGTCTCAATTTATGGAGACAAAATACTAATTACTAGCATGAAGAAAGACAATATACCAGGTTACCCAGGACATTACTTAAATCGAAAAGGAACTCTTTGGAGATTTAAAAATGGTGAATGGATAAAAGTGAAAAGGTATATTAGTCCAAAAGGGTATCCACATGTTCATCTCTATAATGTTAAGACTAAAAGGTCACATATAAAAAGGTTGAATAGGTTAGTGGCTACCCTTTATATACCTAATCCGGATAATTTACCAGTAGTAATGCACCTCGATAATAACCCATTAAATAATAAAGTGAGTAATTTAAAGTGGGGTACCTATAAAGAGAATACCAAACAGATGATGAGAGAAGGTAGGAATAAAGGTCAATTTAGTTCTAAACTATCCCTCGAACAAATGAGGGAGGTAGTAAGATTATACGATTCGGGTAAGTTTACGTTAAAAGAATTATCAACTAAATTTAATTGTAAGAATATGAGTAGGATAGTAAGAAGAGTAAAAGGGGAGGTAGTAAAATGAGTGGTTGGAACTCTAGGTTACCGGGACTTCAACTTAATCCGGAGGAGTCCCTCCATTCGTTAGAATTTGCTACTTCACAAGAGGCATGGGAAAAACTCAATGAGGGATTCCTAAGATTAGAGCCTGCTTTATTTGCAAAGGGGGCTATTGCCAATAGTGGGGTAGCAGTAGTGTATAACGTATTCATAAAGATACGCAATGCCTGGGTAGACCCAGAATTTGATTATGGGAGATGTTTCAATTACAAAGAAACTAAGTGGACTAGCTTATTGAATAACTACATAGATTTTAATAAGCTTGACTTGTTGCGTAGTAAACTTAGAGTACTGAGAAATAAGTACAATCAGAATTACAATATAACCTATATGTTTAACAATCATCATGATAACGGAAAGCAATGTCTAATAGCAGCGACTTTTTCAAAACGATTCGGGGAGGACATCCCAGTTATTACAATGGTAGTTCGGGCTTCGGAGATTACCAAGAGGTTAATATTCGATTTCCTATTAATTCAACGAATGTCAGAGTACGTATATGGTCCGGATCAGTCAGTACAAATCAACCTATTCGCGACTCAAATGTACGGAAATGTGGAGACACTTCTAATGTATCATACCCATAAGCCATTGAAGAAGGTACTTAAGGGGGCAGAAGAGAATGCTTGGAATAAGAGAATAAAAGAGATATGGAAGAAATTCCAAAAGGGTACAGAGAAGGAATTCTCTTCATTCAAGGTATTCTTTAGAAGTTTTAAAGTGCTCAGACCAGATTTATATGAAGAAACATATAAATCAATGAAAGCAAAAGAATTACTTCTTGAATACGAGGATATAGAATATCCCAAGAATGTAATCTCTTACTCTCAACGTAAAGCTTATAAAAAGAAACTTTTATTAAAACAGAAGAACAATGGAAGCTAAGGAATTTTTAAATCAGAAGCGGATAGGATTAGTAAACAAATTCTATTACCAAGTTTTAGAGATTAAAAAGAACGGTGCAGAACCAGATATACCCTTGTTAATGAAAGAGGTAGATGATTTCGATGATTTTGTATTTCGCTACTGGCATATGACCTGGGTTAATTCTACAATGTCATACAGTTAAATATTTATATAATATGAGGATATATTCTAACAGTTTTGAGTTAATGTCCGAAATGGGCAGAGAACTCAACAGTTATGGTCAACTTGTAAAACCAAAGACCTATCAAAATAAAGTCATTGAAGGTAATGAGGATTTTATTACTAAAGAACTCATTTGCCAACAATATTGCTTAACTTCATTGGGAGACCCGGTATGGTTATTCGTATTCTCTCATTCAAGAGAATGGGCAGATGCTGAGTTCCAAGAAAGGGTTGATACCTCTGATATAATTAATCCAGGTAAAGCTTGGGAATTAAGAAAAGATTTATGGGAACAGTTCTTGGTAAATGGTAAATTTGATTATACCTATAATGAGAGAATCATCCATGTTATTAAACCATTGATAAGATTATTGAAGGACGATAATGACACTCGTAAAGCAGTATTACCAATATTCAATGGTGATATGGACGGATTAGATACCGATTGGTATGATGGTAGTAGACGTATACCCTGCTCTATGTATTATGACTTCCTTATCCGTCAGAATGGTAAAGGAGAGAAGGTATTACATATTTGCTATCACCAAAGAAGTTCGGATTTTGCCCAACATTTCGGTAATGATGTATATCTTGCATGGAGACTCATGCAATATGTAGCTAAAGAGGTAGGAGTAAAACCGGGTTATCTGTATCACACAATCGATTCTCTTCATGCTTATAAGAAAGATTGGACATCATTAGCATCTAATCTGGAAGACTTACAAGAGAAATACTAATAATGAGGGATGTATCTACTACTGGTGGGTATGTCCCTTTTTCTATTTTAAAATATGGAGACACGGTATACAATAATAAAAAACAAGAGAGAGCTTAAGAAACTTATTGCCTGTTGTAAATCAACTGGTTATGCTTGCTGTGATTATGAAACAAATGCAGAACCTATATATAATAAGGGTTTTAAGCCAACTATACTCTCAGTATCCTGGATGCCAGGGTTTGGTGCTTCCATTCCTTTAGACCATTTCGAAACAAAAGATTATACTTCTCCAGGATGGAATTGGAAAAAGATGCTAAGGAAATTTGGGGAAGAGGTAATTGAGAATTATGACATTGTAAAGGTTGCATGGAATTATAAATTTGATGATCAGATATTTCAGAAGTATAATATCTATTATCGAGGAGTATGTTTGGATGGTATGCTTGCTAAATATCTCTTGAATGAAGAAAAACCCAATGATTTGAAGTCTATGGTAAGAAGGTATTTACCAGAATACGGAGATTATGAAAAGCAAGATAAATTCGATAAGATTCCATGGGATAAAAAAGAAATGGAACCTCTTTGCCACTATGGATGTCAAGATACTGATTATACTCTTAGATTAATGCTTTTCTTCGAAAAGAAGCTAATTGACTTGGGATTATATAATACTTACCGTAATTTAATCATGACTGCTTCTAGGGTATTAACTTCTGTAGAAAAGAATGGTTTATATGTAGACAGGGCATTCAACCAAGAATTGTTAGATTCCTACTTACCAAAGATAGAAGCAGCTAAGGAAGCAATATATAATTTGCCTAAAGTAAAGAAGTTTACTAAACTATATAATCAATCCAAGATTGAAAAATACATTGCTAAATTAGAGGAAGAGATAGAAAATTTAGACCCTAGAGTAGATAAGAGAAAGATACAATCTAGGGAACAAAAGATTGCTAATATACGAGCAGGAGTTTTTACTACGAAAAAGGAATTAGAGTTAATTAGACCTGTAAGTTTAGGTAGTTCAGTAGATTTACCTCAATTAATGTATTCAGAGGAAGGATTTAATTTTGAGGTAATCAAAAAGAATGATTCTGGTAAACCAAGTACTGATGAAGAAACTCTTACTAACTTAAGATTAACTGTCAAAAAACCTGATTCACCAAAGGCAGTATTCTTGGATAGTTTATTAGAGTTGAGAGGTTTAGAGAAAATGTATAAAACCTATATTGAAGGTTGGCATGAGAAAACCCAAGATGATGATAGATTACATGGAAGATTCCTTATTCATGGAACTACTTCAGGAAGGTTATCTTCAGCAGAACCAAATGCTCAACAAATACCTAAGACTTCAGTAGATCCAAATATAAAGAAGCAATTAGTTGCTCCAAAAGGAACTCTATATATTGCTAGTGACTTTAGTCAAGCAGAGTTAAGAATCATGGCTCACTTATCTGGAGATGAAACTTATCTGAATGCTTTTAACTCTGGTCAGGACCCTCACTTGGCAATTGCTGCTACCAAATATCATGTTCCTTATGAAGAAGCTTTAAAAATATATGAGGATGAAAATCACCCAGATCATAAGATATGGAAGGTAAGGAGAAAGCAAGCTAAACAGATTGCATTTGGACTTATTTATGGTATTGGTGCTAAATTACTAGCAGTAAAATTATCTGACCCCAAATCGGGTATCATAGTTACACCAGAAGAAGCCCAAAAGGAAATGGATATATTCTTTGGTCAACATCCTAAGCTAAAAACCTTCTTAAAGAAACAAGAGAAATTCCTTAGAAAGAATGGCTACTTAGTTTCTTTATTTGGTAGAAAACGAAGATTACCCCAAATATATTCTTCAGATAGAGGAGAAGAAGCTTATGCTTTACGATTAGCCTTGAATTTTCCTTGCTTATTACCATCATCCCAGGCCCTTAGTAAAACTAAGGGATGGGTAAATTATGAAGATTTAAAAGTTGGTGATGAGATATTAGCTTTTAATCGGGACATAGGAGAATCAGAATGGCAAAAGGTTGAAAGGGTAAATGTATTTGATTATGATGGAGATATGGTTAGGTTAAAGACAAAACATCTAGACGTACTATCAACTCCAGACCATAGATGGGTAGTTACTAAACCAAATAAAATATCTAAGTTAGATAACACTAAAGTATTAACTTCTGAAGAATTATATAATTCAGATAAGCCTTATGCTATCCCAATAAGAGCTCCTCATAATAATCAAGTGAAAGCTAGATATTCGGATGCTTATGTAGCTTTTTTAGGTTGGTATCTTACTGATGGTCATTTGAAGAATGGTAATATAGTAAGAATATGTCAGAGTAATACTGCAAATCCTCACAAGGTAGATATTATTGATTCTATCATGGAAGAATTAGATGTAGAATTCTCCCGTAGAGAAAAGAATCAAGTAATATGGGAAATAAGAGACCCAGAATTTGTTTATAAGCTCAATAGATTAGTTCCTGAACGTAAGCTAAATATGAAATTATTAACCAGATTAACTAATCCTCAATTAAGTATCCTATTAGAAAATATGAGATTGGGAGATGGTTGGTCAATATGGGCAACTGGAGATAAAACTCAAGGAGAATTACTTCAGGCTTTAGTTGTACTCTGCAATAATACTTCAAGTATGTATGAATTATCCCATGAAGGTGACCTATCTTATTTTAAAGATAAGAAACCCAGTAAATACGGCCAAGAGTTTGTACGGGCTACTAAAACTAGTTATGGAGTAAAATTTTCTAATTTTAGGAAATCAGTAAACACCAAGAATACTTACAATTCAGAAAATAATCTGACGAAAGAGAAATACGTAGGTAAAGTATGGTGTCCTACTGTAAAATCTGGGGCTTTCTTTACAAGAGTAATCGGTGAAGATAAACGATATAGAACTTTAATCACGGGCAATTGCCAGTCTGCAGCATCAGATATGTGTCTATTTGGAAGTATATTAATATACTACCTTATGAGACAAGGAAAATTACCTCCTACAAAATCAGTATGCTTGGTTCATGATGCTAATTACCAAATCACTAAACCAGAAAACATAAACACATGGAGTATTTATGAGATGTGGCAAATTTATCGAAACCCATTAACTAAACCCTATTTTGGTTTTCAGATAGATGATGTTACTATGGACATGGATTTTGTCATAGGTAGATCTATGGCAGAAGAACTACCTTTTATTCCTGGATATGATTATAGGAAAATGCTTGAGCCAGATTTTTCAGTAGAAGAATATATGGAAGAACATAAGAAGTATAAACATATACCTATTTCAGAGTATAAGAAACGTTTTAACAAACAAATGAAACAATATGAAGAAGATTTTAAACGGACCCACAGTATGGAGGTCTAAATGCCCAGTATGTGATTGCGAATTTGAATATGATACCAGTGAAACTTTTGGGGTTTATAAAAAATCGGGCGATTATTTTAGGATAGTACAATGTCCTAATTGTAAAACTAATATAAAGCATTCAGATTCAGTATCTACCATTACAGGAGTGAAAAGAGAAGATACTATGTCTACATAAATAATATAAATTTATGGAATTATGGCAACACAGAAAGAGATTGATAATGCAAGCAAATTAACTGCCCTTACTTATATGGTTGCAGGGTGTTTAGGTTATTCTATCGAAAACTTACTTAAGTACTTAGATGTAGTTAATCTAAGGTTGAGTGGACAAGAAAAAATGTTACTTAACCGATTAAAGACTCAGTTATCTCAAGTACAAACTAATCTTACTACTTTAGAGGGATTAGCTTTTAAAGTAATGGCTACAAATGAGGATGGTAAACTTGCTTATGAAGATGCCACCCATATTTATTGGGCTGCATTTTTAGCATTACTAGATAGAGGTGGTACTGATAACTTATGCGACTTAAGATTAATGGCTTTGGTAGATAAGATAAGCATCTATAAATCTCTTCTTAATTTGCCCGGTATGAAACTCTCTTATCAAATGGCTTTTGCTCAAGTAACTAAAGCAATAAGCAAAGGAGAATTTAGTAAAGAAGACTTTAAAAACCTATTAGAAGTTTATGAAGACGGAACTGAAAAAACTAAAGGTTAAATTTGAAGGTAAACTTATTGAGATTGATATACAAAAGGAATTATCTATCAATGAGAATATCATTAATTCTCAGCTACGAGAATCTCCTTCTAGTTATTATGTACTTGCTTCTTTGAGAGATAAATATATAAAAGAAAGAGATGCTCTAGCAAGGGAAAAAGAAGAAGCTTATTCGAATGCCTGGTTATATTATAAGGATGCTAATGAGAGATGGAATAATGAATACGTATCTCATAAGGCAAACCTTAACAAGAAATATTCTTCTATCAATGAAAGGTATTTGAAAGCTGTAGAAAAAGCAAATAAGTTCATAACTATATGTAAAGCCTATGAGAGTCGGGAGAATATACTAAGAACTATTAATGCGAACCTAAGAAAGGGTTAACCTATTGAACTATAAATAAACAATTACTAACTTTTAAAAACAGTATTAGAATATGAATTATTCAATGACATTTATCTCATCTCTTGTAGCTGAGAAATTTAATCAAGAATTACCCGGATGCCCAACAGAAAACCGGGTACTTATTTTATCTCCCAAGGAGGTAAACCAAACTAAATCCGGTTTGATTATCCCTGAACAAGTAAAAGAGGGAGTTCCTCGTAAAGGAGTTGTAGTAAAGAGTGGGGAAATTACCGAAGAATACAAAACCTACCGAGAATTGGTTGCTGTAGGTAGAATAGTTACCTATGGTTTGTATGCAGGTAAAGAACTTGAATTCGAAACGGACAAACTATCTCCTGCTCTCAAACAACTTTTAGAGAAAAACGTTCTTACCGTATTGAGTATGAACGAAGTAGTTTACTCAGAACCGAATAATTAAAACTAATCATTATGATAAAAGACAAGAAGAAAAAGAAAGTTTCATCAGAGGGACTTTCTACAAAAGAAAAGATGCTAGCTAGAAAGAAACAGCTAGAATCCAAGGGAAATGGTAGTGGGTTAGTATATCCAAAAGAGGGAACTCTGAGGATGAGAATTAAATCTCCGGGTGATGACCAAGAATTGGGTATCGAAATTATTCAATTCTACCTGGGTGGCAATTTGGGAGGAGTTATATCTCCGGCTACTTTTGATGAACCTTGCCCATTCATGGAGAAATACCAAGAATTGAAAAACTCCAAGGATGAAGATGACAAGAACTTGCCAAGAACCTGGTACCAAGAAGAAGATATGTTATCGGTGGTATCATTTACTCAGATGAAAAGGGTAGTAAGGTAGATTACGAAGGCAAAGATAAGGGAGTTTTAGTTCCTCGCTCAGTATACCAGGATATCATTGACCTTTACCTTGATGAAGATGAGGCAGGTGATATGACAGACCCAAAAACTGGATACGATATTAAGGTAATTCGTTCCGGGTCTGGTAAACTAGATACCACTTATTCTGCCCGTGCTTGCAAACAACTAAGTTGGACAAGAAATATCAAGGTACAATTGACCTTGAGGGGATAGTTCGTTCTCAAATCAAATCCTATGATGAGTTGGAAGATTTACTTTCACAGTATCTAAACGAAGACCATGGGGATGACGATGATGATGATAAATCCAAGAAGAAAAAGAAAAAGGGAGTTCACAAAGACCATTACATGGAAGATGATGAACCCAAGAAAAGAAAGAAATACAAATCGGATATTTAAGGGTTAGTAATATGGTTTCATTCGAAGGTGGTAATTAGATTCGTTCTGTTATCACCTTCTTTAGTTTAAAGACATTACATTATGGCAAAGAAATCTAAGGTTGGTTTAAAAGTACCAACAGCAAATGAGATGGCAAAGAAATATGGAAGTATGATTAAATTAGCTTCAGAAGTTACTGATACTGATTTATATATACCATCTACTTTCTTTGCTCTGAACTACTTATTTGGTAAGGGTATTCCTTATGGTAAAATCGTAGAGATTGCTGGAGAAGAATCCTCTGGTAAATCTTTGGTGGCTTATAACTTTGCTTATGCTACTCAACAACTTGGAGGTCATGTGATATGGGTAGATGCTGAACAATCCTGGATGAATTCTTGGGCTGAAATAAATGGGGTAGACCCCGCAAGAGTAACCATTGTTAATGATACCCGTATTGAATATATTGCAGACGTAGTGGCAGACTTAGCAATATATTTACGTTCTCAATTAACTCACAATGAACCGATACTCTTAGTAATTGATTCTATTGCAGCTACAGACTGTACAGATAATATAGATGCTAAGATGGTTGATGGTAAAGCAGAAATGGGAGGTAGAGCAAAGGCTCTTTACAAATACTTCCGTATCAGAAGTGAGTTATTCTACAAGCTGGGAGTATCTCAGATTTATATTAACCAATTAAGAACTGCTTTAAATGTCGGATTTGGAAAAGATAACACAACAACTACGGGAGGTGCTGCACTCAAATTCTATGCTTCAATCAGAGCTGCTTTCTATTCGGGAAGGTCTGTTACAATCAAACAAAACGGGAAAGAAAGAAAAGCTGGAAAACTTGTCACAATTAGACTTATTAAAAATAAGGTTGCTCCTCCTAGACCTACAATTAGTAAATGCCCAGTATATTTCAACCCTAAATTCCATGAGGTTGGATTTGATAGATGCTATGCTTTAGAGGATGTATTAGTAGATACCAATGTAATCGAAAAAACTACTGGTGGGTATAAATTGAAAGGGAAAACTCTTGCAAGAGGGGAAGAGAAATTCCAAAAGCTTTTGGAAGAAGACGATGAACTTCGTAGAAAACTTTTACGGAAAGCCGGAGTAAATACCATAGGTACTACTAAAAAGCAACTGGAGAAGATAGAAACAAATATATTCCCAGTCGATGGTGTAGAATATGAAAACTATTCAGATTCAGAAGAGGAGGAGGAAGACGATGAATAAGAAAGAGGTAGAAGGTATAGAGAAAGTAATTAAAGAGTACCTTAAGAAAAATTTGAGAATGGAATCTAGGGTTAGGTATCTAGATGCTTATAGCCAACCAGAGAATTATTTAGATGTATATCTTGGAGAGGAAAAGATTCAAGAAGTTTCACTTTATGAATTAGATTTTGGACGATGAGCAAGAAAACAATATTACTGATTGATGGAGAGAATATTCTCCATCAGTCTTTTCATAAGTTCGAAAAACTTAAATCTACCGATGGCAAACCGAGTGGGGCAATATTCGGATTTTTCAAATCTCTACATATGTATCTTACAAGGTTCGAACCGGATGAGGTTTATATTTCATTCGATAATGGTCATTCACCAGTAAGGACGAAGTTATTGCCCAATTATAAGGGACATAGAAAAAATATATCTGTAGATTACGAATCATTGCAAAAGCAAAAGGCAATTATAATGAAAATGCTGGGTATGCTAAGAATTAATTATATCTTCGATAAAAAGAAATCTACAGTATATGAAGGGGATGACTTCTTAGCATACCTTGCAATTAAAAAATTCCAATCCGAGAAAATGATACTTATATCATCGGATAAAGATTTTAATCAGTTGCTATCAAACAACCTAAGGATATATAATCCGAGAAAGGATGAGATGATAAGGATGGATAATTGTAAAGAACTATTCGGATATCATTCTCATGAGACGGTAGAGTACCTTGCAATGGTTGGAGATACTTCCGATGATATACCAGGGTTCCCGGGTATAGGACCAGTAAAGGCAAGGAAAATCCTTGATGAGGGTAGAATTGAGAAGTTTATTGCCCAGAGTAAGAATAAAGAATATCTTCAAATATGGAAAAGGAATGAACAGTTAATCGACCTTTTCTGGTTTGTAAGACATAACCCATTGGATAAGTTACCAATTAAGTCAAAGAAGAAGTTTAAGTATGAGAAATTCAAAGAACTTTGTATCGAATACTCTTTAGCATCATTTTTGACAAATGAATTTATAAAACCATTTAAAGCATTACATCATGAGTAAGAGAATTATGTTTGTGGGTCCCTCTGGTATAGGGAAAACTACTTTAGCTAAGTATGTAGCTAAGAGAGAAGATCTACCTTTTATTTCTGGTAGTATGTCAGATTTATTACCTGCTACTGAAGGGGTATCACATAATGAAATATTATCCCTCGGTTCGGAGGCAATGTATAAAGCAGATTTTCAACTTCTGAACAAAAGGAATAGGTTATTCAAGGATAGAGAATACTTCGTAACTGATAGGAGTTATGCAGATTTGGCTGCTTATTTTTGGTATAAGCAATCAAGAACTTTACCAGAATGTGAAATGGAACATTTTTTCTGTCAATGTAAGACTTTAATGGAAGATCAATGTGATGTAGCAATCTTCTTACCATTAAATCTAGATACTTATAAGCATTGGTCAATGGAAGATAATGGTAAGAGAATACTTAACAGATTCTTCCAAGTTCAGATATCATCTCTTATGGGGGAATTGCTTGCAAATTGGGAAATACCCACTATTTGTATATCTGAGCTCAATTTAGGTATGAGAACGGAACAAATCAATTACCATTTAGATAGGATATGGGGAAAGAAGTAATAGCAATAGCCTTTTCAGATTTACATATAAATCTATGGGCTAAGTTTAATGAGAACAATCACAGGACCTGAATAGTTTCAGGGTTTTGTCGATTATACGGAAATTATGTAGAAGGTTTAACTGTCCTGCATTATTTTGTGGAGACTTATTTCATAAGGCCGAAACAATGGACCAAGAATTAGCAGAGATATGTTATAATGAACTAATCGAAGGATTTTGGATATATGCCATATCTGGAAATCATGATATTAAGAAAATAAGTAAGGTTGGTACTAAACCCTTTAGCTGGCTTTATCAAGTAGAGAAGTATGGTATCATGATATTAGATTATGAAAAAACCCAACTATCTTCTACACATAAAGATATTATGGTATATGGGGTTCCTTATATTGATAATAACGTGGGTCTAAGTGAATACTTAAAGAAGTTAGAATTAGATAAAAGTAAAAAGAATATTCTTTTACTACACACCGATTATCCTGGTGCAAAAGATACAGATGGTAGGGAAATAGATTCCGTAGAAAACTTAAATGTGAATGTTCTCAATAAGTTCGATTTAGTATTATGTGGGCATATACACAAACCACAAAGACTATCAAAGAAGGTTTATATGATTGGAGCCCCTAACCATCAGAGGAGAACCGATAGGGGATGTGAATTGGGGTATTGGAAAATCTATGAAGATTTGTCTCTGAAGTTTGTACCTTTGAAAAATTTCCCAAAGTTCATCGATGTAGAAAGGGAAGAGGATATTAAGGATGATGGTAATTATTATACAGTAATCCCTCAAAAAGCTAGTACTCCAGTTAATAACAAACATAAGATTACTAAGCAACTTTCTAAGAAGTCTCTAGCAAAGAGATACCTAAGAGAGAAAGGTATTAAAGATGAGGTTAAAACTAATCTATTAATTGAAACACTTAAAAAGGCTGAGTCATGTTAACGTTCTTAAACTTAGAGGCAGAAGGATTTTGTTCAATAGAATCCTTACATCTACAATTAAACCCCACTTGTACCATACTTATCAAGGCCCCAAATGGGAAAGGGAAATCAACTATTCTCTCTGCCTTGGTATGGGCAATATATGGGAAAAACCTAAAGGGTGTTTCTGAGGTAAATACTTGGAAGCAAGTAAGGCCTAAAGATTACAAGGGTACTAAGGTACAAGTATATTTTCAGAAAGATTCTCATACATATAAGATAGTTAGGTGTCAAAAGTATGATGAAGTACTTGAGGATGGTGCTAAAGGTAAAGACAGACTTATCTTCATGAAAGATGGAGATATAGTCGATATAAAAGGGAAGGGGAAGATACAGGATTTTATAAACAGAGAGATAGGTCTATCATATACTCTGTTTATGAACTCAATCATGTTTGGTCAGGGTATAAAGAGACTTATACAAGAATCTAATTCGGATAAGAAAAAGATATTCGAAGAAGTATTCGATTTGGAGTTCTTAAACCTTGCTAAAGGCATTGCATTACAAGATAAAAATAACTTGATATCTCAAATAAACGAAGTAGAGCATGAGTCTCAAATGCTTAAGAAAGAATTAGAGGCTAATAAGGAGGCTTACTTCGATATGAGAGATAGAGAAAAATCCTTCAAGCAAAAAATCAAAGAAGAAAGAAGAGAGTTAAAGCAAGATAGAGAAAAGCTAACTAAGCTACTAATTGAAAAACAAAAACAAATCAAGGATGAAGTAGATGCTTCGCTTCAGATAAAGATTAAAAAACAAAATGAACTAATCCTTGATTTGAGGAGTAAGATAAAAGATGCAAAGAATTTATCGAATGTACCTCTTAAGAAAGTAATTAAAGAATTGGTAATACAGTTAGAAGCCGGTCACTACAAACGTGCGTTACGTGATGCTAAATCAATATATAAAGCGTTCTCTGACCTTGATAAATACGATAAGGAGTATCAGGAGGCATTAGAAAGGTTGGAAGAACTTAGTAGTGTAAATGATAGGTATAAGAAATTAAAATCAGACTGTGATGATATTGCTTCTGATATTGCTTCTATTGACGAAGACCTGGCTAAGCTCAAGCAAGAAAAGCTTAAGGTCATGTCTCCAAAGTATAAACAAAAACTTAAGGAGATTAGGAAGAATTTACGGAAGGTTGATGAAGACTTTCACAATAAAGAGTTAGAGTTAGAGAATTATAACTGGTTAATTAATGATCCATTGGGTAATAATGGGATTAAGGCTTACCTATTTGATTCATCCCTTGAGTTCTTAAATAAATGCCTCGATAAGTATTCAGAGGTATTGGGATTTAGGATCGAATTTAATATTGATTTGGGTACTGCTAGAAAAGAATTTGTTACTCTTATTGAAAGGGATGGGCAAATAATTGATTATGATGAACTTAGCGGTGGAGAAAAACAATTATGTAATGTTGCAATGGCATTTGCAATGAATGAAGCTCTTACGGCTTCTAAGGGTATTAACTTAGCATTTCTCGATGAGGTATTTGAATCTTTAAGTTCAGATAATGTAGAAGTAGTTACCTCACTAATACGTCACATATTCAAAGAGAAAACTCTATTCTTGATAACCCACTTAGATTCACTTCCTCTTGGTAATACCAAAATTCTGCAAGTGGAAAAGACCCAAGGCTGAGTAGGTACCAATTACTATAATGGTATATAAAATACAATACACCATTATATTATGAACTCTAAGAATAAAGGATTATGAAAACCTTTAGTAATTTATACTCTGCTATAAAACATGGTAGAAACATAATACTTAGGCCTAAATGGAAACCTAATGTACCAGGTCATAAGTATTATGTTTCTAAAATGGTAGAGTTTACAGATATCTTGGGGATTTCAAATGGGTAAGGATTTCCGTATATTCGATGGTAAACCTGATAGTTATTTAAAGTGTAAGATAGATTTAAAATCTTGGTTATTACATCGTCTAGTAGCTACTATTTACCTTCCTAACCCAGATGGTTTACCTATAGTAATGCACCTTAATAATAACAAAAGAGATTGCAGAGTTAAAAATCTTAAATGGGGCACCGAGTTAGATAATACTTTACAGGCTTGGTTTGATGGTTGTTTACCAACCCCAAATAAGATTATTTATTATAATGATGTACATAACCTTTATAATCAAGGTTTAAGTGTAAGAGAGATAGCTAACATATTACCGATTCATATTTCTTCAGTTCGTAGAATCTTGAAAGGTATGGGTCTTATTAAGTATAAAGATAAGTTTTGTTATGTCAATAAACAGCAAAAATAAGGGTTCAAGATTCGAAAGAAAAATTGCCGGGTTTTTTACGAAATGGACCGGGTACAAATTTGAAAGGAATAGAGCAGGGAGTGGAGCTTGGCATTCAAACAAGGACTCCACTTCCGATTTAACCTGTACTGATGAAAGGCATGCTCATAGATGTAAGATATCCATCGAATGCAAGAATTATAAAGAGATTAAGTTTGAACATCTACTCTTAGGTAATAAGGGATGCGATATATTGAAATTTTGGGAACAAGCTTCTAAGGATGCAAAAAGAGCAAATAAAGTTCCCATACTCTGTATGAGATATAATTCAATGCCCTCAGAAGAATTTTTTCTTTGTAGTTGGAAAGGATTTATCTTCCGTATTCTATAAACCCCTATTCGATAAAGCCAATATTATGGTAATTGATGTACCAAAGATAGATGAGATTCTTTATGTATTCATGGCTAGTGACATATTGAAGAATGTAACTATAAGTTAGTACATAAACAAGCTAAGTTAATTATTAAAAACCGGTAACCTATGAAGAAGCATACCCCATACTCATATTGTATATTTTACCTTGAAAGGAAGTACTGTGATAAAATCAATAAAGAACTCAAAGAAAAGGGGTATGACCAAATCAAGGCAATTATTCCTATGGTAAACGTATTAAGAAAAACCACAAAGGGTAAGATGGTATTCGAAGAAGTACCAGTATTATTCAATTATGGTTTTATGAGAATGCCTACTAAATTAGCATTCTCAAGGCCATTTCTTAATAAGTTACGTAGAAATATATCTGGTATCAGAACTTGGTTACGTAATACCGAGACAATGCACCCAAGAAAGAAAAAGGTAAGGATTGACAATGCAGAAGAATTTGATGATTTTTCTTTAGTGGCTACTTGTAGTAGAAAAGAAGTAAGGCGATTTAAACGTATTGCTAGAGAGAATAAGAAGTTTTCAGTAGATGATTTAGTCAATGTAAAGCCTGGAGATTACTTAGTATTACGGGGTTATCCTTATGAGGGAGTAGATGCTACAGTATTAGAGGTTGACCATCTTTGTAAAAGAGTAAAAGTTCTTATATACCCTGAAATGGAAGAATGGAAGTATGGTTACCTTTTGACAACGTTATCTATAGTGTATATTTAAATCATGACCCAGATAAGCTTTATGCTAATTCTGGGGAATATGACCCTAATCAGATAACCAATGAAGCAATTGATAGTATAATGAGATATAGGAGAATTTAATATTATGAACGAAGCTCAACAAAAAGCCTGGAGTTGTTTAATTGATAAAGAACAACAATCATTATTCCTTCAACTATCAGAAAGTAAATCTTCATGGGAAGCTGGTGAAATTTTAAAGTTATCTCATTACAAGTATCTTGAAATCCGGGAACGGTCAGAGAAATTCTTTAGGCTATTCTCGGATTTTTTTGAGAAACACACTTCTATTTTTCGACCAGATTGCCCCTGTGAGAGGAATTTCCAAGATTATATGGAGGGATGTTTAGAGAAACGATTAAAAAGAAAAGAAGCAAGCTTATTCACAGGAGACTCAGCTCAATTACTCCCAAAGGTAAACTCTAAAAATATAGAGAGAAACATGAAGAGGTTAAAGGAGTCTGATGATGAATGGGACATAGACACTCTAAGATTAATTCTTGAATTTGATAGGTGGAATAACTTTAGAATACTTCCAAGGATGCTACAACAGCCATCTGCATTTAAAAGGCGGTCGAATAAGAAGGATAAGATATATATCAAGTATCTTCTTAATAGAGTACCGGATTGGATGCACACTAAACTCAAGGAAAGGTTTAGGTATAAAGTAAAACCAGGAAAGAAAAAGTATTGGGTAGCTTTAATATCTGAGGACCTATATACCGATGGTTATCTATTGTTACCAGTAAGACCTTTGGATGAAGTAGTAGATGAATTTAGTAGATTCTACATGTATGTATTTAAAACTAAAGATGATGCTGATACCTTTGGTTTTATGGTATCTAAGTTCATGATTAAACCGAATCTGTTAAGCTTGGACAAAAATTCTGGCCAGAGTACCGTTGCTGTGTGGAAAGAGCAGTAAACTATAATCAAGTGAACAACATAGAATTCAATATTAAGAAATTGGATATGGCTTATAACACACATATCAAGAGAAAGCCTAAAAAACCTAAATCCACTGCTGCGAACCGAGCAAAAACCTCGGATTTTTATAAAAATAAATAGAGAAATAAGATAAGATTAAATTATTTATTCTTATATTTGCAAAGAAAATAAATGAATACTTAAAATATTAATGATATGGCAAAAAAGAGTAGAAAAGACATGAAAGCTCCATCCAAGGAGAAATCAAATTTCCTTGGTGCTTCTGGGAGAAACATGACTTATAAGGATTTAAAGAGAAAGGCTATCATATTAGGGATGCCTTTCCCTGATGCTTGTTCTGCTGGGGTATTTGACTTATTACATTATATCAATGTATCAGAAGAAAAGCCCGATAAATCGTTAATTGATAAATATGACGATTGGATGGATAAGCAATTAGAAAATATTGGGTATTCGAAAGATGACCCATTAAGAAATTCCAGATTAAGGCTTGGGTTTCTCGGAGAAGAAGGGGAAAATGGGCAAAGAAGAACCAAACGAGTTCCTGGGATAAAGAAACCTCGAGAAAAGAAACCACCAAGAGAGAGGAATGAATTTAATCTTATCAAGGGTACAAAGAAATCTTATGTATTCGAATTAACTGCAAAAGGTTTTGAACTTGATAGAGTTATTCGGAGAATGAAAAAGAAATTCCCCGAAGCAAATGAGAAATCTATCAATCTTTGGTATAGAATGGCAAAGAGGAATATAAATGGTAAAACTAAAGGAAAGTAACAACGGACCCATACGACCAGATAGATATTATATATGGACTTGGAGACCAGATACTACCAATAAGATTGTTACTGAAAAGAAATTATATAGGAAACATCTAACCGGTATACCATATTTTACTAGACACCAAGTAAAGGTTACCTTAGTTTATCTTTATGGTGTAGATGTTCTTCAATATATCCATATAATATCTGGGAGGAAACTTATAAAACAAGGCATTAGAGAATTATCCGATATGAATGGTAAACTTCTTAAAAAGGGTAGTACTAAATTCTGGTTTAAGGGTAAATTCGTAAAAGCAAGGAAGTTCATAATGCCCGATGAATATCACATAGATAAACACCGACGAAGAAGATTTATGGTACAAATGCACCGAGTCTTTAAGTCTAAAGGAAAAAAGGAATTCAATGAAAGGTACTCAATCAAACTCTATGGACAACGGCAAGGCATATCTCCCAAGTATACAAGGCAAAAGAGATTACAAATCAATCTTGCTATCCTACAGGATTTACAACAGGCTGAGTCAAGAGGAGAAAAATAAATTCAATCTGTTATTCTTGCAGTATCCTCCATTGGTAAGTTCATTGGCTTTATATTTAAGAAAGAAGATGAACATCCCAATACAAAAGGTACTATTTATCAAAGCACAAAGGGATATGCTTGAAATATTCGATGAGGCATCACTTAAATTTTTAGGGTATTTGCCCAAAGAAAGGTTTATTAAGAAGTCTCTATTATTTCAAGGGTTTGTTCCATTAGAGAGTATTAAACTTAGAAGGTCTTATGCTTATATAATGACAAATAGGATGATAGAAAATAAAATATGGGTCTACCCAATTCGATTATCCGATAACTATAAAACAATGATAAAAGGGAAATACAAATCCTATACCGAAGTATTTGGGAAGGTGGGTATTCCTGGGATAACTAAAATTAAATATAGCAATGAATAATAACGAAGGTTTTAAAATCACAGCACATCAACCAGCAAACCCATTTGCAGGTAAGAAGTTTAAGATAGTCACTTATCAAGGTGACAAGGAACTTGCCTCTCAGGCAATAACAATTGAATCTCAATTAGAATTAAAGACAACTCTAGATGAGATAAAACAATTCAATATTGCTCAGGAGGAATTATTAAAATCTGGGTATTCTCAGAAATCCATACTGATAAAGAAACTTATAACAGAGTGATATAAATAAATTATTATTAACCAACTTAAACATTACGAAAATGGCTAAGAAGAAAAAAGAAGTGGAACTGAAAGAAGTTTCCAGAACAGAAATCAATGGTGCAATCATCATTAAGTACGAAGACGGCTCAGTAAAGATTATCCCTGCTCCTATCATGCTTTCTGCCGAAGAAGCCGAAGACCTTTTTGGTTCTGAATCCGATGACGAGGAAGAAGAAGAAGAGGAATCGATGATGACGATGATGATGATTCCGAAGAGGA